TCGGCCTGGACACGGAATCTGGAGGCTGCTGCGTCGGTGACGGTGCCGATGAGGAAGTTCAGGTTTGTAACTGTAGTACGTGCTACCTCAGAACCACTGGCGTTGAATACGGCATACTGACCATCAAAAATTACTGGATAGAGCCGTGAGGTAGTCTGGAACAGTGCGCTTTGCCCACCTGTTGTATCCCAGGTTAGAGTTAAGGCATGAGTGCCTTCTGCTCCGACGGCGATAGCGGGGTAGGTACCGCCACCATAAAATGTGGCTATTGCTCCGATGGAGCTACAGTAGAACGCGCTCTGCCCTGAGAGCACGTTCAATGCCAGCGATTTGGTGATCGTCACGCTCCCCGCCGCAACGGGTGGCCCCGCAATGGTAAGAGTGGCTGCTGTCGGCACCGTGTAGGCCGCTGGCGAGGTGATGGTGGGTGCGGCGATATACCCGAGTGAGAGCGAGGACGGTGCGACACCGCCGGCCGCGAGGGTAAGGGTGGAAGCCTGGAAGTCGAGCCCACGCCAGACCGATAGCGCGGCCGGAACGGCGATGGTCTTGCTAGCCAGGACGGCGAGCGAGCTTTGCGCCGAAGCTGCCGCGCCGCCGAGCTGGAGGGTATTGTTCGCGTCGTGGAAGAAGAAGTTCGCGTTGTCCTCGGTGAGCGTCCCCGTCGCCGAGCCGAACGGCACCGAGCCCTGCGTGAAGCCGGCAGCCGCTGGGCCGTAGAGAAGCGGGACGTAGGCACCGGTGTTCATGGAGATCATGAACTGCTGCGAGGCCACGGCGTAGGCAAGCCGGCCGCTGTTGGCGACCGAGACGTTGGCCCCGCCCGCGCCCACGACCAGGTCGGGCTCGCCGGGACCGGCGAGGCCCGCTCCGAGCACGAGGCCGAGCTTCGCCTGGACGGCGCCGGTGAATCCGGCGGACCAGGCACGCGTGATCGTCTCCGTCGCTGTCGTTGGCACCGTGTCGACGAAGAGGTCGTAGGCGTCCGAGATCGTGTTGCCGGTCGGGCCGGTGACGACGGCCGGGCCGACGTAGGCCATGTAAAGCGCGGTGATGGTCGGAGCCGCCGCGCCCGCCAGAGTGAGCGTCGAGGTCTTGAAGTTGAACCCCTTCCAGGTGTCGCCGATGACCGGGCCGGTGATGGTCTTGCTGGCTTGGAGCTGGAACGTGGACGTGGCGACGTCGGCCACGGTCCCGAACAGGATATTCCCTGCGGCCGTGATGATCCCACGGATCCCGGTCACCGAGCCCGTGATGAAGTTGATCACGCCCGTCGCCGCCGACACCGCGATGTTGAGGATCGGGTAGGTGTTGGCGTTGATGGTGGCCGAGTTCGCCCAAGACGGGACGACCGTGTAGGCCGGGCCGAGCGCCCAGAGGTCGAGTGAGCCGCCGTTGGCCGCCACCTGCACCTCCGCTGCCGCAGACACTCCGTTGGTCACGTTGATGACGTCGAATAGAGTGGTGGCGTTCTGGTCCTTCGCGACCTCGAGCCCGCCGGCCCGCGCGAAGTTGACCACGCCCGCGCTGGTGCTCTTGACCTGCATCGCGTAGGTGCCGGTAAAGCCCGCCCCTGCCGAGCCGTCCACGATGAAGCCGCCGCCCTTGGCGTCGAGCAGGGCGAGCGTCTGATCGGCCGCAGCCCCGCCGATGTTGTAGGTAGCGGCTAGGGTTTGCGCGGCTGGATTATCGAGCGTCTGCCGAGCGCCGAGGGCGTTGGTCCAGTACAGGTGTGTCCCGTCTGACTCGATGGCGCCCGACTCGGGGGCGGCGAGTACCACACCCGGAGTCACGTACATGCAGGCGAGCCCCGGCCCCGGTGCGCCCGCACTTAGCTTGAGGATGTCGACGACCAGGGCATCGGGGCCGTGGACATTCTTGTGGACGCCGCTTTGCAGAGTTAGTGGCCTGAAGTCGGACATGGTTTTCTCCTCAGAGCACGGTGTAGTCGTCGTCCTGGACGGCGATAGTCAGAACCGTGGCGTTCTTGGCCCGACCGACGCCCTGGGCGACGTTCCCGGCCACATACCCCGCCACGGTCGTTGTGATCTGCCCCGCCACCTTGGCTGCGTAGTATTCCGTGTCTGGGGTGAGGCCCACGAACCCATCGAGGTCGCCGGCGGGGCGCATGAGGGCGGTGGTCGCCGTGGGCTTGGCCACGATGAAGCCGGCCACAGGCATGGTCGCCTCGGCGGTGGCATCGGCCTTCGCGTAGAGGTCGGCTGCTTTGAGGTACACGGCATCCTGGACGGCGACGGCCGCCTCGCAGGTGATGAGCACGTCGTCGTTCGGCGGGGAGGCCGAGGCGCTGATGTAGCGGGAGTAGGTGGCGACCATGGTCAGATCCCCCCAGTGGCTCGGCCGGTGAGCACGCCCGTCCCGCCCGTTCTGGTGAAGAGGGGGCGAATTTGCGCCATCTGGGTTTCGATGACGTCCGCCGCGGCCGATCCTGCCGCTCCGGCCGGAGCTCCGAGCGAGGGCGTGAAGCTGCCGGGCAGGGCGTAGGGGAATGCCGGGTCGTTCGCCACCTGGAACGAGAAGGTTCCCGTCGGATTCCCGATCCACGAGAAGTCGAAGGCGATCTTGCCGTTGATGACCTGGAGCCACTCCCCGACCAGGGATCCGCTCATATCACCATCGGTCCCGCCGACGGACCACTTCAGAACTATGGGTTGACTTCGCATGGGTTCTCCTTCTCCTATCGTATCAAACTTCCGCCACTCGGAACCACGAGACACTGTAGACCGTGGTCGCGGCCCCGTTCGAGACGTGCTGTGAAGCCTGGATGCTCACTGTCCCGTCAGCCGTGGCGGTGAAAATACCTCGTACCCGCGCAAGCCCTCCCGTCGGCCCCGCAGCTTGCAGCCGAGTAACACCCGGAGCCATACCGGATTTGAGGTCTGCTAAGGCGACGGCGGGAGTCTCCGAAAAAAGTTCCCCCGCGATCTGTTCGAGGGTCGTAGCGCCAGACGCGCTCCAAGCGACATCAATGCCGCCAGCTACGTCTGCCGTGAATACAAGTTCCGCTTCCAATGCATAGCGCCTTCCTGCCTTCACGTACGCGACGGCGTAGTCTACCAACGCTGTGCTGCTGGTAATGACGAGATTGGCTGCCCGTTGCTGCGTGTTCTCTGTGATCGTCTCTGGTTGCCAGGTGATGTAGCGGTACGGAATCCCGTCTCCCGGTTGCGGGCCGGATGGCAGGATCTGGCCGTAGCGCTGCGGTCCCGCTGTGTCGGCCACTGAGAAGCCGAACTGATCACTGGCGCACCCGGGATCCACGGACGTCTCGAATAGTTCCGCCGGGCATGCCGGATCACGTGCTGCCGTCGCGGTATCCAGTTTCACGACCATCGGATCCACAGAGCCGACGACGACCCAGCCTCCGTCCCATTCTCCGCCACCGACATCTGTCTGGATTCCGTTCGTCAGCATGACGCCGACGGGCGGCCCCAGTGAGTACGTCAGCATCGCGGCCGGCACCACGCGGTTCTGGTGGCCGGCGCCATCATCCGAAGATGCAACCACGGTCCCAACGCTTATTAGGATGTCCGCCATTGGTTCTCCCTAGCCGGCAAAGTCCGTCCGCAAGCGGTACACGCGGCCCTTCGGGCAGGGCAGCATGTCGCCTACGTAGTTCCTGTTTGTCAGCTTGCAGAGCACCCTCTGCAAGCCTTCGATCTCGAAGCCGGTTGTCTTCAGCGAGGCGTCGGTGACAACCGTGAACATCGTTCCCGCGGCGTCGTACTCGATCCGCACGCCGGTTCCTGGGTAGAAATTCGAGCCAGTCCCAAGGTCGAAGAGCACGGTGTATTGGCCCGCCTTGAGGATGATGCCCGGGGTGGCGGGCGGAATAGCGATTTCGGCTATCAGGCGCAAGTTGTAGAAGCTGTAGAATCGCATCTCGTCGGACGCGTAGTTTGGCGCCACTACGACAGAGGGGGACCACGCGGTGACGTAGCGGATCTCTTCGACAGTAGCCAAGGCGGTCGGCGATAGTGTCAATATCCCGGAGTTGATGTTCTGCAAGGCGAAAGAGACACTGCCCCCTCTCACACTGCACAGTTGGATTGAACTCGTTGACAGCACGATGGCATCTGCTTCGATGGTACTCGGGTTGCCTCCTGCAAGTACAGAATATGCCATGCTGCAATGCCGACCCGCGAAAGTGAAAGACTGTGCGCTCAGTCCCGACGTTCCTGCGGTAGTCGGGCAAACGGCACCTGTTTCGTCCATATAGGACCACGTTGCGGTTATGGAACCGAGACCGCTCGCACTATTCGCCACCAGGCTAGTCAGGACCGTCCACCGATCCGGATCGTCAGGACAGCCAAAGGACGCCGCGGTCACGATCCCGAAGCCGGCGAATGTCGGCAGCGAAGGGATAGTGTTGTCTACGTAACTCGCGGCTTCTTGGAAACTGTCGAGGATGACTCCCGGCTCTTCGATCCAAATGGAGTCGCCCGGGGACAACGTGCCGGAGACGGACCAGGCGATCAGTATGTCGACAGCATTCGTGTCGACGGCGCTCCACCGCACCGGAATGTAGAACGTGGTCGCACCGTGCAGGGCGCGCAGCCGATACCGTGTCATGTCGACACCGGCCGGGAATGTAGCTCCTGTCAGTTTGATCGCTACCCCGTCGCCCATTATCGTGGGAGCCACACTTGCCACTGTCCATTCGCCAGTCGGCCCGCCACCTGCGTACGCTCCCGAGGTGATGTACCCGAGCTGCGCCCGATCCGCCACGCTGTTCGTCAAGTCGCTCGCGCGGGTGTGCAGAAGCTGGTAGCCGAAGCGCAGGTGCCGGTCTTCCATGCCGAGCGCATCGCCGGGCGCCACGTCGTCGAGAACGACGGGCGTCCCAGGCATCCACCCGATCCAATTGGGATGCGGATCATTGCCCCCGCCCATGCGGTAGGGAGGTGGGGGGCTGCCGGTGCCGAGACCAATCAAGACCACGCACATCCGGCCGTCGCCTATGATCGGTCGGATCTCGTTGATCCGGTGAGTCGTCTGGACCGAGATGGCCGAGAGATCGACCCCAGTGAAGTCCGTTCCTGGGGCGGCGTCGATGTAGCCGGGGTTCGCGTCGTCCCCGCTGATCGGGTCCACAAAGATGTAGCGGACCTTGTCCAGGTCCCAGTTGGCGATGTCCGTGCTACCAGGACCCGGAGGGCCAGCGGGACCGGGGGGGCCAGCAGGACCGGTGGGGCCAGACGCGCCGACGTCGAGACCGAGCTCGGTGACGACCAACCGAGCGTTCTGCGTGTGGTCCGAGGCGTAGGTCTCGCTGAACACGTCGGTCGTGGACGATGAGATCTCGAGGATGAAGTCATGTGGGCCGGCAAAGGTCAGCGGGATCACGCACAGGATCGTCAGATCCACCGGTCCACCGTCGTAGGAGGCGGCTCCCCCGACGACGCTGGTAGGCAGTGGGGCGCCGTCCATGATGACTCGAGCGAAGACTTCGATGCCCGTTTTAGCGACGAAACCGCTCACGACGGCTTGAATGAGTAAGGTCGCGTCTGCGCTCACCGTGAAGCCGGTGATGGATGTGCAGGTGTACCACGTCCCTGCTACTATCGTGCTCGTCCCAGTGGGATCGTAAGCGGTCTGCATCTGGCGCACGTGGAAGATCGAGGTAGGTGCTCCGCCGCCGGCCGCGATGGTCTTGAGCCAGCGGTTCTCCATCTTGCGGTCTTCCTGCTGGATCAGCGGGTCCGCCTGGTCTTCGTTCGTCTCGCGCGGGCCGAGCAGGCGCAGTGGGCGTCCGTCGGGATCGACGATGCTCTCGAGGTAGGCGCAGCCGCCGCGGATGATGGCGGCGTTCGGAGCTCCGAAGTTGACCATGCACCAGACGATGTAGGTGCCCTTGAGATCGACGGTGATGTTGGCCGACGAGGCATTGCCCAGGCTGATTGGCTCGATGCCGGCGCCGCCTGCGCCTGAGCCTTCTGGACGCCACAGAATCCACTGGTAGGTGTTGACGCCGATGTTGTCGCTCAGGGCGAACGACATCACCGAGCCCGCGGTCGCGTCCTGCCGCCATTTCGCGATCGGCGGGAGCGCGTCTTTCGTGACCAGCAATGTGACGTTCGAGAATGGCATCGCTACCTCGCGAGACGGGGGACGTTCATGTTGAAGCCGACGCAGCGGATCCTGAGCGAGTCGGGCGCGACAAGGTCGTTGTAGTAGAGGGTGCTCTTTGCAACGGTGTCCACCGTCTTCTCGATCAACCACAAGCTCGGGTCGAGGATCATGATGTCCCCGGCAGTGCCGGCTGAGATGGCGATCCGAACGAGGGTAGATGCGGCGCCTGTGACTAAGCTGCGTACCCGCATGGCGGTTGAGACGGCAGGTACCGTCGGCATCGAGATCGCCGTGTAGACGATCACGGCGGTGGTGATGTCGAGCTGCTCGAAGTTGTGCAGCGTCGAGGCGTGTATCCAGTCGCCCTCGTAGTAGGCTCCTACGATAGTGGTGCCGCCAGCGCCATAGAAAGCGAGCCCGATGTAGCAGCACGCGGCGCGCGGGAAGACCATGGCCGGCGTGGCGACACCCAAGCTCGCAGTCGGGTATCCCGCGGAGTCCGGAGGAGTCGCGCTGATGACGAAGCGCACCGGGACCACCCCACCGCCAAATCCGGCCGTGGTGTAGTCCATGGCGGGTTGGTTGCGACCGCCGCAGACATAGAGATACAGCGGCTTGTCGTTCCCAGCGGGCGCGGCCGTCGGTGGGGTGACGGTATCGGCGACGGCGGCAATCCAGAAAGCCCCGCTAAAGGTCAGCAGTTCCCCATCGATCACTATTCGGTTGAGGCCGGCCACCGGCAGGATCAAACCGCCGGCCGGCTGGAGAGGAACGCACCCCTTGACGATCCCGTGCTGGGAGGTGCCGGGAAACTCGATCTGCCGCCACGCCCGACGCACGGGCAGGAAGGTGGTCGAGTCGGGCGCGAGCGGCGGTACGTAGACCTCGAAGAGCGCCAGTGCGCCGGCCGGCACCGCAGGAGCGACCGGGGCCGCAGCCGCGGCGCCAGCAACAACGCTCAGGGTCGCGACTGGATTGCTGGTCTTGTAGACGTTGGCCGGCACGGTCGCACGGGTGAGTACATCGACCAGGATGTTCCGGCTCTGCAGGTCGGTCGGCACGTCGGCCGGCGTCCCGCAGATGAGGCAGATCAAGGGATTGGTTGCATCCGGGGTCCCGGCGAGTGGCCACGTCAGCTTCTGCGCGTCCCAGCGGAGGAGCTGGTAGTCCGAGATGTCGGCGCTCGCGGACGTGCCAGGCATCTGGGCCTCGCCGGCGCCGATGTTCATATCGAAGACCGCCGCGATGCCCTCGAGGCTTGGCGGCTTCGTCAGGCCTGCCAGCGGTGTCCCCTGCGCCGCCTTCTTGACCGCCGTGAAGTCGTCGAAGGCGTTGGTGGCCGGGTCGTAGAAGTCGGCACGGACGCTCCGCAACTTGAGCTGATCCATCTTCTCACGGCCAGACAGGTTTCCGATTCGGTTGGCGTCCGCTGACAGCCACTCCTCTCGGTTCGACTGATTCATTCGAGTGGGGATGCCGGCCATTGTTCGTTCCTTCCGCTAGAGTATCACAGTGTCATCGGCGTGGTCCAAAAGGTCCCGACGGCCCGGAGGGTCGCGGAAACGGAGCTTTTCACTAGCACGGCGATCAGGGCCACCTGCTCGCTGAAGTAGCCAATGCGTTCGAGCTCGAAGGTTCGCAGGGGCATACCGTCGCAGGCACTCGACCAATCGGACACCACTGCCGCGCCGCCCACTAGAATGAGGATCACCATGTAGGCATCGGTCGCCGGGTCGACCGCGGAGCCACCGCTGTCCACCGTGACGAGGCCCTCGCGCAGCATCCAGCAGAACCCTACGGGGGGCGCGGCGACAAAAGCCAGCGTGCCGCCTGGGTCTGCGGTCACCTCTCCGAGAGCATCGACGCGCTTTACGCACTCCACGTAAGTATCGAACTGGACGCCGCCGGCCCGTTTCTGTCTGGCTTCCTCTTGGATCCCGCGAAGGGCTGCCATGAGCGCCGGGTGCATGCCGACGTCCGGATAGCCCCACTCTGGGTCATCGCAGAAACCATCGTCGCAGTACAGCACGAGACCGTCTGGCTCGAGCAGATCACCAGCGACGCTCTGCCGGAAGTAGCCCCGGCCTTCCCGTATGCCCGGCATCTCGCAGGTCCGGAATGGGAGCTTGCCCGGGAGGTCTACCCCAATCGCGTCGTCGCAGAAGGCGCCACCGTCACAGAATGGGGCATCGGCGAAAAGCAGGTTGATCTCCATGCGGGCAGCGTCGCTCGCTTGGTCACGGAGGGGTTCGACCATGTAGACGGTCGGCAGCTTGGCTTGTGTGGCGGCGCCCGTTACGGCTTCCATGATGGCCGTCGGCGTGACCGCGTCCGGTATCGCACGTACCCTCGCCCGGTAGGCCTCTCCCTCCTCGCCTGGTTGCCGACGGCAGCCGCGCTCGTTGCCGTGCTCGGACAGCCAGTCCATGCTGGCACCGGAGATCGCGGTCGAGCTCGCGTAGATCCACCCCGCGACTATGGCCGCCAGGGTGGCGTCGTTCTCGGCGGCCACGATGGGCGCCAGAGCATCGCCGGCCTCGAGCACGTCGTCGAAAGCTGGCTCGGTCGTGTTCACCAGGTCGATGTAGCGGAGCGTGCGCAGGGGCAGCAGGATGGCGGCCTGGTTGAGCGCCACTGGGACGTCGAGCGCCACCACGAGCTCGACGCCGAGGTTCGAGAGGAACTTGAACCCCTTTGGGATCGTCATGGCCGCGGCCGGCACGGCGCGGATGGCGTGCAGGTCGCATTGCCCAGGCGCTCCGGTCGGGGCCGTCGAGATCAAGCCGGTGGCGTTCTGCTCGTCGAGCGTATCGCTGACGGCCGCACCGATCGCCTCGGCCGCGTCCAGGATCGCTGCCCCGTCCGGCTGTGCCTCCATGCCGCGCCACCAATTGTCGTCGGTGGTCCGGTGGACGAGGTCACGGACCTGGGCCGCAGTCATTTTGATTTGCGGGTCAGACACCCAGGTTCCTTTCTGCTACGGCCTGGCGATAGACCTGTTCTGCCCGAGCGATGGTCGAGTAGTACCCAAGATGTCTCCGCTTCCCGTTGCAGCGAATTTCCGCGACCCATTTCTTGCTACGCTTGCTCCAGTGCACGCCCCTAGCACCGCTTGTGTTGTCGCGCCGGTCGCGTGTGTTGTAGGCCTGTTGCTCCCTGGTTGCCCACCGGCAGTTTCCCGGTTCATAGTTCCCGTCGTTATCCCTACGGTCGATGCTGTGCCTCGGTGAAGGGCGCTCTCCCATGTCAGCGAAGAAATTCTCGAAGGATCGCCAGCGCTCGCAGACGGTGATGCCGCGCGAAGCATAGTTGTCCATATCTTTCTGAGATCGTCCTTGGACGCGGCGGAGCATGTTGGCCCAACACCTGTATGTGGCCGTTCTTGATGCTTTCTTACCTCCGCACTGTCCGTGCGTCAGCGAACGTTCGTATGAGACTTCTGCTCTTAGACACCCACAAGAACGGGTATTCCCACTTTGCAGAGCCGAGACGAAGACATCCAAGGTTGCGCCGCAATCACAGCGACAACGGACTCGTCGCCCGCCACATTTGGCCAGTTCGGCATCGCCTGTTACCAGGAGTCTCCCAAAACGCATGCCTACTATCTGAATTGTCGTTGCCATTCTGCGATCTTACACGAAAGTGACAGAGGCCGGCAGCACTCGGATCATTTCCTCTTGGGTGGTCGGGATGACGTCGCCGAGCGGGTAGACCAGGCTGGCATCCGTGACGACGAGACCGGGGATCCGTTTGGCCGCCGAGATGAGGCTGGAGGTCAAGAGGCCTCCCCGCTCGGGGCCCGGCGGCAGGAACTGGCTGACGGCGACGAAGACGGCGCGCAGCCGGTCGCGAATCAGGCTCTCGTTGTAGCCGGCCAGGAAAGTCGGGTGCCACTGGATCCCCTGGTAGAACACGGTCCCGCCCAGCACTACGACGGTGATCCCAGCGGCTCGGTACTTGAGCAGCGAATCCGACACTGCGGTGATCATCGTGCCGCTGGCGTTGCCGTTCAGGTCGCCGATCACGAGCTGGACGATCTCGGCGGGGAAGCCGTTGAACGGGTTCACCACCTCGGTGGCAGTCGCGACCGCGACGCCCGGCACCTGCTGCGCGCCATACTCGATCGCGCCCAGCACGCCCTTCGAGAGCGTGGGAAAGTAGCTGCGGTACCGGCCGAGAAACTGGATGTCGGTCTCGGCGGGGGTTCCGCCGGCGGCGCTCTTGGGGTTCTGGACCGTGAGCGTCGGATCGAAGGGGGCGGTAGAGAAGACCGAGATACCAAGGCCGAGCACCGGATCGTAGGCCGGGACGTTGCCCTCGCTGCCCGCCACGAGCGCCTGAGCTGACACCAGCTTGGTCGTGTCGAAATTGCCGAACACGGCGTCGGCCATGAGGCCGAACTGGACACCATCGGGCGTCTGCACGACCGAGCCGGAGCTGTAGGTCCCGGGCGTCGGCGCGCCGGGCAGGGGACGCGCCAGCACCAGGTCGACCGTGGCCTCCTGGTCGCTGAACCGCAGCAGGCCGGAGCGGTCGTAGATCACCTTGTCGAGCTGGGAGCCGCGGGCGAGCTCGGCGAATAGGCCGCGCATGGCGGCCGCGCCTCGAGACGACACTTCCTCTCCGATGACCGAGAACATGCCGGTGACCACGTTCAGGTCGCTGCCCGGGATGTCGATGACGGCCGGGTTGATCTTGATGCCCGGACGGCTGGCCATGGCCCGGCGGCCGACCGAGAAGGCTTCGGATCTCGTCAGGAATAGACTCATGACACCACGATACTCCCGTCTTCGGTCGCCGAGATGCCTTCACTGATCTGCTGGCCGTCGGCGGTCTTGGCCTTCATCCTCAGCTCGAGCAGTCCCCGGGCATCCATCAGCACGCCGGTCTCCGAGGCTACGACGTCTGGCTGCTGAGAGATCTGCTGTTTGAGGTCGGTCCGCAGTCCGCCCAGGATGCTCAGTGTAGCGGGCTTCTTGATGTCGTACTTGAGCCCGAAGTTCTTGAGCCAGGCAAATGCACCGAGCTGCGTCAGGGCGATCCTCCAGATGCGCTTCCGCGTGCTCGGGAGGCCCTCGTGTCTGGCCCAGTCGCCAGAGCTATCGACGATGATCCCGCCCGTGAATGGGTCGCTCGCCAAGTCGACCAGACCGAGCTTGCGCCGCTGCTGATGTGTGCGGGTGGGTCGGGTCGCGCCGATGAAGTCTGCCGAGTAGGGAGCGCCGATCATGAGCCCGGCCCGCGACTTCATCACCGGCGAGACCGTCACCCGATACGTGAGGCCGACAACCATCGGCCGGTCGGTCTGCAGGTCGAGCCCGAACTCGGTGGCGTCGGCCAGCGCAAAGGCCGGCGCCGTCACGAGCTCGGGTTTCACGCCCACGCACTGTAGGACGGCGCCGGTGCCCACTAGGATGTTGACCTGGTAGTTGGCCGGGTTGCGGCCGTCGTCGAGACCGCTCGTGCTGGCGTGCTTGGGCTCCGATGAGAACACGACTCGGACGAGCTGGCCCGCCACCGCGATGGCGCGCACTACATGGAACGTCGGGGCCACGAAAGAAGGCGGTGGCGGGGCGGCTACTAAGTCGTAGCAACTCAATCCTCCGACAGCGTCCGCAGATCGGGGATACCACACGAGACCATCAATGGAGTAGGCAAGCCCCACGTTGTCCGACTCTGCGCCCATGGCGTAGCGGGTACCATCGAAGGCGATTCCTTGTACCGTCGCACCGTTAGTGACAAGCGCAGTCTGTGCCGTGTCGAACCAGTGTATCGCGTCGCTGGAATAGAGCACCGCTGGCAGGTAGATCGGCCCGTTCCCCTTGACCCCGGCAAGGAGCCATTTCGCTCCATCCCAAAGCACGTCGAAGCCCGCGCCGGCAGTTCCCATGATCGCCGTGATGTCAACGTCGCTCCAGTTCAGCGTGTCGGTGGATGTGGCGATCATCGCTATGCTGCCGGTCTCATACCCACCCACCACCCAGCGGGATCCACTCCATCCAATACAGTTCGCGCCGCCATTCACGAAAAAACTACTGCTTCCGGCTACAATCGTCCACGTTGCCAAGTTGGTCGAATAGGCAATGGTCGCCCCGGTCGGCGAAAGCCAGTCACCTTCTCGGCCCACGGCGACCCAGTAGGTGCCGTTCCAGCCGATGTCGCTGACGGCGTAGAGCGGGCAGTTGGCGTCTATCCAGGTTGTGCCACCGTCCGTCGAGTAGACCAACGCTACCTTGCCGCCGCCCGCCCATTTGTCGCCGAAGGCCAGTAGTTTCCCATCAGCATAGGCCACTTTTGTATTTGCGAACCTACAGACGGGTGGATCGGTGACCGGCGTCCAATGGATGCCATCGGTCGAAGTCGAGACCTTCTGGAAGGCACTAGCGTACCAGACCCCATGAGTGCTATCCCATGCTGCTCCTTCCCCATTACCCAGACCGAAGACCGCCCCGAGGCCAGTCCACAGATCACCTCCGGGGGAAGACGCGAGAGTATCCCCGTGGTCGTATCCATCTATGGCTGCGATGAATGTCATAGCGGCAGCTTCTGCGGCAAGATGCCGGCCAGTGTCTCGAATGTGGTTGTGAAAGTCATGCGGTCTTGACCTTGGCCGAGAGGTAGGGCAGCGCCTTGAAGGCTGCAATCAGCGGCGTCAGGATCGCTTCGGCGGGGGCCAGCGCCCCGATGATCCCGGTTACAGCGGACGCATAGGCCGCGACTGCATCGGCGAGCGCATTGACGGCGGTCTGCAGGTTGTCGCCCTGCGGGACGGGGTGGGAGGCGGTGGCGCCTGCAAGACGAACGTCGTCTGCCGCGGCGATGATTTTCTTGCCGGTAACCGTCGCTGTTGCGTCCTGCTCGAGCAATAGCCGAGATCCGCCGGCGGTCCGCATGTCGATCGGGACGGTCCGCGTGTGGATGAGCAGCCGATTGTTGTCGAAGATCGGACGGCCGTTCTCAACGGGCTGCCGCTGCGATCGGCTGTTGAGGATCTTGGTGATGACGCCGCCCGAGGTGTCTCCACCCGGGAACTCGACCAGCACGATGTCACCCGGGCGGACGGGCCCGGAGATCGTGGCCTCGCCCGCTTGGGCGGGTGCATAGCGGACCGGGACATGCCAGCCCAGGGGCTGCAGCTCGACGTCAACGTGCGTGCCCGCTGAGTCGTTATAGATGGCGTGGCGGTTGGTGAAGTCCAACTCCCCGGTCTCGGAATCCAGGGTGCCGACCGTGCCCTCGCTGCACCAGCAGCGCGGATCGATGCCGGGCTGCTTGAGGGCCTTGCCGAGCTTCTGGATGTCGAGCCCGCCGGTAACCTTGGTGCCGAAGGTGTGGGCCGACATTACTGCACCTCCTGGGCACGCGCCCGGATTAGACCACGTCGCCGGTTGGCATCGGCAATGATTGCGGCCGTATCGGCGTCTTCGGCTGCCTTTGCTTTGTCCGCCTTGCCGGTTTTCTTCTTCTTTCGGTCGTCGTTGATCGCCTGCGTGACCGCGTCCATGGTCCGCGGGTCGTTGCTCGGCATGTAGTTCATCAGCTCGATGGTCGCGTGGAAGAACTGGTCGCCGGACGCGAAGTGCCGGTGAATGCCGCAGCAGTAGTAGACGGTCGGCAGCTTGGCCGCGCGGTAGGCGGCTTGGATCTTCCGGGCCGTCTCTTCGATCTTTGCCTGGTCGAGGCTGCCGTCAGTGCGCCAGGCCCCCCAGCGATCGTTCTGCTTCGTCAGGAGGTCGAGGATGTTGGTGGCCTGTAGGTCGTAGAACTCCGACAGGCTGCAAATCGTGAGACCGGCCTCGTCGAAAGACTTCTTGGCCACGGTCACGTGAACGGGCGTGCCGCTGGTCAGCTTCAGCAGGTCCGGCACGTCGTTCTGGCTTTGCACGAGAGCGCCCGTCGACTGGCTGGCCACGGGGTCCATGTAGCTCGAAAGCTCGTCGGTTTCGATCTCCATCGTGAGCTCGGGCCGGCAGAGCTGCTCGTAGATCGAGGCCGCGGCCTGGTCGAGGGCGTGCTGGTCGCGGATGCCTTTGAGCAGGAACGTGCGGACGACGTCGATCTTGCCGCCGCCCTTCTCGTTCATCTTGCTGGCTCCCTTGCCCTTCTTCTTGCCGGGGATGTGGCGCGGGAAGCGCGACGACATCTGGCGGAGGGTGGCGCTGGCGTCGGGGTTGTACGCGCGGACCTCGACGGCGGATGGGCGCACCTTCCCCATCTTGCGCGCCAGCTTCATCTTCTCGAGGTTGTTGCCCCAGACCATGAACCGGACGTCCGACTTCGTGCCGTCGCTGAACTCGCGGTGGAAGCCGTCGCGCGCGCCGCCGGCGATCTGAGTGGCGCTCGAGATGTCGTCGAGGAAGGCCTCGGGCGGCGAGATGAGCAGGCAGTCCGCTGGGTTGACCTGCTGGACCTTCCCGGCAGAGCTGCCGGTTGCCTTGGGAAGCGAGGGCTTGAACATGGGCAGGACGCCACAGAGCTCACAGGCCTGGGTGATGAGATCCCACACCGACATACCATCTTCGCTCGGAGCCTTGCTCGGCATGGCGGGCGCGCCGCCGAGGGCGGCGTCTCCCTGCCCGCCTGGGTCGGGAGCTTCACTGGGGGGATCCGGCTGCGCGTTGACGTCGTTGGTTTTCGACTGGCCAGCCGCGGCGTTTCGACTGGCTGCCGTTTGGAGCGAGCGCAGCAGCAGCTTTCGCCCGATCTTCGGCTCCTTCGTGGGGTCGGCCGCATACCAGTAGGCTCGGAACGGGTCGCCGCCGGTGTCGCCAGAGGTCGGCGGGTACAGAGACAGGATCCGGTTGATGTAGACCGTGAGGTATTCTTCCTCGCCCTGAATTCGGTATGCCTTGGCGTGCTGGTTGATCTTGCCGTCAATCAGCACGCTGATGTAGCTGCGCGCTTTGATGTGGGTCACGCCGCTGGTGTCGTCGTGGACCATCTCGGGCAGATCGACGTAGCCCTTGAACATGAGCACGCTGGTCTCGGAGGGGATCGGCTTGAGGTGCCATCCGTCGGGCGTGGCGAAGTCCTCTGCCTTGACGGTGCCGGCCCAGGCCTCGACCGCGCACTCCCGCATGATGAGAGGGTGCAGCGGCATGTCCTGGAAGGGGAAGCTGGCCGTCAAGGCGTCCGCTTCCCGAAACCCCTTGTCCTCGTGGTCCAGGTCGGTCGGCACCGTCACGAAGTCGACCGAGAACTCGTCACCCTGGCCCTTGGGCCCGGCGGACGTGACCTGGTCCACCTTGGCGGCGTCTCGGCGCAAGCTGCTGGCCACGGCTTGCAGACCGATCATGGCGGCGCGCGACCGGTCGCCACCGGCGGCCGCTTGGGCGATCTGGCCCTCCACGACCGCAGCGTCAGCCAGCCTCTTTGCCTTCGCTGAGATGTAGGGCTTCGAACCGTCCTGGCTGTTCGAGTCGTCCGCTTGGCCAAAGTCCTCCAGGCGCACCTTGAGGCGCAAGAACCACGCTGGCCGGTAAAGGCGCGGCTCACTCACGGGGCCACCGCCTTGGCCGCGTTGGCATACGACGCGATGGCATCTTGCTTGTCAGCGAAGCAGCCGAGGTGCTGGCGCACTCCGTTGACGTTGATCTGCGCAATCCACTTGTGGAGCCGCTCAACCCATCGAACGCCTTTGCTCCCACTCGTGTTGTTCCTTCGCATGCCCTGATTGTGCATCTGCTGCACGCGCGTGGCCCACCGACAGTTCTCCGGCTCGTAGTTGCCATCGTTGTTCTTGCGATCAATGGTGTGCTTTGGAGTCGGTTTGTGGCCCATGTCGGCGAGGAAGTTCTCGAACTTGAGCCAGCGCTCGCACATGGTGATCCCGCGCAAGACGTAATCTCTGTATGCGATTCCTCTCTTTGCATTCACCCGGTGAATTATCTCCTTCCAGGACACATACTCCGGCGTCCACTCACCATTGCAAGTATGGCCATGGGTCAAGGGAGTCCCTCGCTTGGGTCCGCTCATGGTTCGTGCCCCCAGGTCTGCGTGAGTGCGGTGCTACGGTCCGTCAGCCTCGGGACGTAGATCGGAGGTGCTCCATTGTCACTTGGGCCGGAGGGTGAGGCCGGCACCTCGGAACTCGGCAAGTCGTTGAAATCAGCAATATAATACCACAGGTCCGGGTCTCCGTAGATCTCTGCCTTCGCCGCGATGTCCCGCAGGTCGCTCCCGGCGGGCGGACGTAGGATCGCGATAATGTCCGGGACCTGCCGACCGGCAAGCGTCGCGGAGGCCATGCTAGCCTGCTCGGCCAGCAGGTCCCAGGACCGGATCAAGTCGAACTGCGCCGTCTGACCGTCCAGTCGGTCGAGCGGGTCGTCGGTCGGGAACATCGCCAGCTTGGCGCGCTGCGCTTGGGTTTGAGAGAACTTTCCTGCCGCCTCCATGTCGCCCCCGGTGAACACGCCGGCGAGTCCTGGCCAGAGACCGCAGGCGGCCGCCAGGGCAGACCGGCCGTTCTCGCACGCCAGCACGGCTCGATCGCACACCCCGCGCACGCGGTCGGCGATCTCGCTGGGGAGCTCGGCCGCCGACTGCAACATGCCGGTGGCGCCGTCGACTACATTGATCGCGTCGATGATGGCATTCTGCACGTCGTCGAGCGCGTCCGATAGCGCGAGCATGGCGTTGGTGCCGTTGCTCACGACCCCCCCCACGACGTCCATCCACGATTGGGTCTGGTCTTGGGCCTGCTCGAGGGTCTCGGTCAGAGCGGAGAAGTCGCTACTCGCCGTGAAGCCTGACGAGAACGTGGGCGGCTTGGTCTGGAGGCCCTGGCCCTTCCACTCGAACTCGCACGTCCACTCGACGTCCTGCAGACGCTTGTACTTCGGCGTGAACTTCTTGATGAGGCCGCGGCGGACGATCGCCGGGTCTTCGCCAGCCGGGAAGCTGCGCCCGCCCCATCGGACCTCCACAGGGATGGCGCGCTCGCACAGAAACTCGAACTGGCGCACCAACACCCGTGCCTGGCCGTCGCCGAGCGTGACGTCCATCCAGTGGCCCATCCAGGTTGCGCCCGGCTTCGTGGGGCCGCCCACCGTCTGCGTGGCTTCGGGGTTGCCGACGTAGTATTTCGTCGCGAGCCGCTGCTCGGTCGGAAACTCGAGACCTTGGAGCGGCAGGGCGTCGCCGCGCAGGCTGATCTTGTCGTACCCGCCCTCGAGGGGAATGATTTCGACCAAGCCTTGTTCGGATTGGTCTGCCATCAGAGCGTCCTCACCCCGGAGGTCGTGGGGTTGTTGGCAACGTCCTCGATGGTCCGGTGGAAGATCCGGGCTGGGTCGCGATCCTTGAAGTCCTGCGTGATGTGCACGCCGCCGTAGATGTTGGTGATCTTGTCGGCCTTGCGCGCGACGTGGGGGCCTTCCTTTTCGACGGATGGCAGCAGGCCGGAGAGCAGCTTCACCATCTCGCCGAGCTTGGCGACGAACTCTTCTCCCGTGGCCTTGCTCCCAAGACCGACGCCCGCGGCTTGTTGAGCGCGCACGCCCGCGCTCATCTCCTCCCAGGCCTTCATCGCCATGGCCTGATTAACTGCGCCGGTCTTCGAGATTATGTCGGCACCGTAGGCGGCCTGATAGGACGCCATCGTTTCCTTCGCCTTGGCCGCGCCACTGCGCCAGTCGCCCATGAAGCCGCCGCCGCTCAGCAGATCACGGAACGCCTCCATGTGGCGAGCCGCTCTTACTCCCTCCGCCCCGCCAAGGGCGCTCTCGGCGCCGAAGCGACCCTTCGCCTGGATTCTGCCGGTCTGCCACTCGTCCACCATCTTGGCGGCGCCCTGCAGCCCCACGTAGAACAGGCCGAGGCCCTCGGTCACCATGCCGACCTTCGCGGCCATGCCGGCGATCTTGCCGACCGTGCTGCCGATGCCTGGCTTCAGCCCCGCCCCCACGGCAGCCGCTGTCGTGTTGCCCAGAGCTGCAGCGGCCCCACTGCTGACGTTCACAACGCCAGCCGATACGTGCATGGTCCCGGCTGCGGTACCGAGGCCACTGGTCGCGGACGCCGCAGCCGCGCTGGTTGCAAACCTCCCCGCCAGTCCCTGCATGGCGCCAGCGAACTTGGTCGCAACGAAGATGCCAGCGATGGCCTTCCAGTGGTCGGCGATGAACGCGGTCGCATCTTTCAGGTAGCCGAAGACCTTGACGAGCTTGTCGCCGTAGGCTTTCGCGACGCTGTTGCCGCCCTCGGCGACCTTGGTGATCTCGTGCGCCCAAGACGCGAAGTCCTTCGTGACTTCCTTGAACACCGGGCCGCTGATGTCGCGGGTCAAATCCTCGATGCCCTCTCGCGCGTCGAACATCGCCCCCTTCACGCCCTTCCCCATCCCCTCTGCCGCCGGCATCAGATCGGACATGGCCTTCTGGAGTTTTTGGAAGCGAGCCTCCTCGCTGAGCTTGGCAAATGCTTTGACGTTCCCGATGGCGAAAAAGAGCGACTTTGAAAAGTCATCTGTCGGGCGCAGCCGCCCGGTGAGCGCTGCTTTCGAAATCGTATTGGAGGCAGCCTCCGCGTTGACGCCAAGCACCTTCTGGGCCGCACCCAGCTTCTCGGTCACATCTAGCATCTGCTCCTGGGTGAGGTTGTGGCGCTCGCCCAGAGCGAAGGAAACCTTGTAGATGTCGGCCAGCTCGGCTCGCGTCATCTTGAGTTTGCCCTCGGACGCTTCCAGCTTCTCGACGATCTCGGTGCCCTCGGCCAGGGACGCGGCCCACTTCTCCTGCCCGGTGGTGCCGGCCTTCCAGCCGCCGAACGTGTACTGAACGCCGGCGATCTTCTTCGCCGCGTCCTCAAGCTCCAGGTTGGCCTCGGACGCCTTGCTGGCGATCTCGCGGAAGCCGATCCCGAGGCCGACCATCGCGAGCCCCGACATGGCGGCGTGATGGGTAATGGCCCCGAGCTTTTGGGTGACGCCTTCGGCCGCCTTGTGGACGTGCTCGAACGACTTGGCCATGTGCTCGGCCGCGGACGAGGAGTGGTCCTTGACCGTGAAGTCAAGACCCTCGACCTGTGTGACGTTCGGCTCGCCCATGTTCAACTCGGCTTGTTTTTGTTCTCTGCATCAACCAGCCGGATGAGGGCCTCTTTGAAGGCAACGATGTCAGGTCGTGTTCGGCTGAGGATCTCGGTCAGTGGTTGGTGTCCGTATCGGCAGCAGTAGGCAATGTCGTCCCAGAGCGCGCAGAGCAGCTTGCCGTTTAGCCCGCCGTCTTTGCGCTCCCTAAAAAATCCTCGGTCTCTCTCTTGTTCGGGAGCGCGATCTTGATGAAGCCCTGCACCACGAGGTCGCGTGCCTTGTTCGATAGACCCCGATAGAAGTTCTCCGCCTGGTCGTCGGTCCACGTGATGGGCTGGCCGTCCGCCTCACAGAGTGCGTGCTTCGCCCCCTCGCTCGCGAACGATCCACCGCCCTTCTCCTTCGCTTCCATCGCGGCTTTCTCCTCGGCGAAGGTCAACTGGCGAATGGTTACGGTGTGGGGATCGGTCGCGGTCCTGCACGACTCGGGGATCGTGAAGGTGGTGCGGGGCAGTCGGGCGAGCGCTTCGGCGGCGCCGGCCGCTAGGTTCAGGTTGTCGGACATGGGTGGCCTCCCTGTCGGTGGTGGTTGGTACTACGTGAATGAGGGGATGTAGCGGTCGGACTTCGCGGTGAACGCCATGGCGATGAACGCCTCGCGGCCGCTGTTGCTGATGTCGCCGATGTTCCCGAACTTGAGATCCGGGACCGTCAGGCGGATGATCTGCCCACTCGGGAACTGCAGCCGGAACCCCATATTGACCTGGACGGTCTGGACTCCTCCGGTGCGCGCGCGCAGGTACACGGCGTACTGCATCTGGAAGATCTCCTTGCCCTCGGGCTCCACGCCAAAGCTCAAGTCGACCTCGTCGAAGATCTCACGATGGCGCTTGGCCGCCTCGCCGAGGAACCCCTCGGAAATCAGCGTCAGCACGAGCTTCATGTCCAGGTTCTTGATCGCCTGGGTCTCGGCGAGCAGCACGCCGCCTTGCGTGAGTCGCAGGGTCGTGTCTCGGCCTAGAATTCGATAGTCAACCATGGGATCTCCTTCTTACGCCTGCGAGATGACGACGTTGGGCCCGACTTGGGTGTTGATGACGATGGCGTTCTCGTCGCCGTGCATCTGCACGATGAGCTGGGTCAGGAACACGCCGTGGCCGTTCAGGTAGTCGGTGTTGCCAGCGGCCGCGCCGTCGACCACCTGGCTCGCCTTCGCCCGGGAGTCGCCGATCCCGGGGTTGACCAAGTGCTCCGTGTAGATCTTCAGCTCGTCGGCGAAGGCGTCGTTGCGGGCTGGCGTGCCGGGCTTCTTGGCGTACTTGGTCGCCAGACCGAAGATCATGTCTTGAATCTCGTCGGCGAAGCTGCGCCGGTTGTCGGAGACACGGTTGGCGTAGGTGATCTGATTCGCTCCCGTGACGCCGCTGTAGAACCACCAGCCTGACTCGCGGTCCCGCACCAGCCACGCGATGCCCGCGGCGCGCATGGCGATGAAGTCAGCCTCTTGTAGCGGGTTGGTCGCGAAACAGGATTCCTGGGCGTCGATGTTCTGGATGCTCGCGTTCTCGGGGTCGCCGACGCTCGTCTGGTATTCAGACTTGCCGAGGTTCGCCAGATTGACCTTCATGCACGCGCGGAAACCGCACGAGCTGATCATGATGTCGGCGTTGAGCTCGGCCGAGAACACCCGCACGTACGGGCCGCTCGCCCAGAAGCGGTCAGCATCTGCGCCCGTGATGCCGTCCGCAGCGATCAAGCCTGTGTAGACAGCCTTGGCGGTCGTCGCCTGGGTGCTGCTGTCTCCGAGGGCGGGAGCCGTCGTCACACACGCAGCACGGCCGCGGCCCGTGAGGCTTGCCGCCTTGGCATTGTTCCACAGGGCCAGGCGGAGGTTCTTGGCCGCGTTGGCTTCCTTCATCTGGTAGTTGCGCGCGGACCAGATCGCAACGATGCCATCCGTGGCGGCGACACCCGGCAGAGTTTTGCTGATGGCCGGGGCGTAGTTGGTGGTGATGAGGTCCGAAAGCCCCATGGCGCCCTGGGCCCCGCCGTTGGCTGGGGCAAAGATCGCAGTGGCCGCGGCCGACGCATTGATCGTCGACGGTGTCCCCGAGATGACGGTGCCGGCGTTCACACCGGGCAGCACGGTGTCGATGAGGGTGTCGATGCCGGCAATCGCCAACGTCGTGCCCTTCACGAAGAAGCAAGTAGCGCCGCTGGGAGCTCCGGTGGCCGCAGTCCAGGTGAGCACGCCGGACGCAGCGTCTTGCGTGAAGCTCATGGCGATGGCTAGAGTCCCGCCGCAGGTCGTGCCGGCCGGGATTCGAATGGCCTGCGAGGTCGCAATGATGACCGTCGAGAGAGCCAGCGTGTTGTCACCGAACCTCATGCCCGCCGGAACGATGATGTCCTTGTTCGTGACGCCGGCCGTGATGTCGGCGGCGTTCACTGTGATGTCGAACTTCACATAGGCCTTGACCACGCTGGAATCGGCGACGACCATGTCGCAGTCGACACGCTGGATCACCAGACCCGAGAAAGTCTTGCCCTTGAGTTCGGCCCACAGGTTCCCATCAAAGGTCACGCCGCTGCCGTTCTGCACGGCCGAAGCCGGGTCGACGCCGCTCTGACTGAGCAGGGCGATCTTCGTCTCGTCGCCAACGAAGTAGGCCTTGATGTCACCGGGGGTCGTGACGATCGTCGGCGTGAAGGGACCTTGGATGCACTCGCCAACGATGCACGCGCGGACGGTTCCCGGGCCGACCGGCTGGTTCACGCCGGCGCCGTCGACGGCGACAACGCGCTCGAGCTCCAGCAGCTTCTGCAGGGTCGGCATTTCGGTGACGCGGAGAATGAACATGGGGGCTCCTATGCGAAAGTTGTCGCGCCGGTCTCGGTAGTTGAACCGTCCGGCGCCTTCATCGTCTTCGTAACCGTCAGGGCCATCGGGTAGACCTCTCCGAGCTGGACCTTGTCGGCCTGAATCGACACGACGAACGTGGCCTCACGCTGGTTCCGCATGGCCGCGTCGTCGGAATCGCTGTTGGACCCACCGAGCAGGGAGGCCCTGGCCTTTAGGTCCCAGTATTCCGGAAGGTCGAGCAGAAGGCCGTACCGCTGGCCCTGCGGGTCCTGCATGACGTTGGGGAGTTGAAAGGCCTCCTCGACTACCAGCTTCAGCAGCGAACGCTGGATCGTCGTGGTCGCCCGGATGGCCAGCGTGAACTTGTCCAGCATCTCGGCGGTCTTGTAGAGGCCGTAGGCCGGCGGGGTCGGGCCGATCTGGATGACCGTGTCCTCGAGCAGGTGGGGCACGTAGCTCGATTCCGAATAGTCCCAGGAGGGTGGGGCCAGCACGCACGCCGCCGGCGGATCGAATTGCTCGCTGTCGGCTGGCCATTCGTCGAACACGTGATTGAACTTCACATGCTCACCGTCGATGACCTTGTCGATCGCGAGGATGACCCGGCTCAGTGCGAGCGCGCATGCGTCGCGCACATCCATCGTGGCCTTGTGCGGGTAGTCGGAAGCGTTCATGGACCCGCCGCCTCCTTCCCTGCGAAGGCGGCGCGCACGGCGGCTTTGAGCTCGACGACGAGCCGGGCACTGGTCCGGTCGAAAACTTTCTTGGCCGGCAGGCCATCTCGCTTGATCTTCGCGGCGATGGCCCACGCGATGCTCTTGATCGAGGCGGCCGTGTAGTCCGTCATGGTCTTTCTGGCGCTCATCCGCTGCGCCGCCAGGAAGCCCATGAAGGTGGACTTCGCCGCCGCCCAGGCTCGGGCCTTCTCGGGAGACTTCTCGACGAGGTTGTGGCGCTTGACCCAGCCCATGAGGGCCGTGATGTTGGGCCACGTGCCGGGCCGGCGCCCACGATTGATGACCGAGGCGTAGGGGCTCGAGGAGAAAAACCGTGCGCCATCGTCGATCGGAATGACCTTCCCGGAGCGATCGAACTCGCCTCGGTCGAATGGCGGCCGCGGCTTCGTCGCCAGGATCTCCTCGTGGAAGACGACCCGGGCTCGCGTCCGCATGGTGACGCGGATGGCGCGCACGGCCGCGGCGTGGCGCTCCTTCGGCATCTTCCGGATGAAGCCCGCGAGGTCGCGATGGTGCACCGTCCGCATCACGACGCCACCTCCGGCTCGACGTCCTGGCTCGTGTCGTCCTGCTTGGTGAGGGGAACGGACCAAAGAGTCCCGCTCCGGTTGAGCATGGGAACCGCGCTGGGGCGGTAGCGGCGCGGCTTCGGCGGTGGAACAGTCCCGCGGGACTCCCGCACCTCCCAGAAGCACTCGGTGGTCGCCAGGTTGGTCTGCGGCCGCGCGGGGTCGATGACGTCCGGGGTCCGGCCGGTCAGGTCCGCCTCGCTGAACCGCCCACTGATCTTGTCGATGAACAGCCCACCAACCTCGTTCAAGCCGAAGGCCGTCATGGCGAATGGGGTGGCGTTCAGGTCGCGCACTCGCGGAGTCGGCAAGATCTCCTTGCGGTAGATCTCGCGCGGCTTCCCGAGTCCTTTCTTCACCGGCCAGAGCCAGTGGACCAGGAACACCCGGTAGACGCGCTTCCCCAGATCGGTTGGGATCTGATTGATTGTGTCGATGCTGGGGGCAAGCGACTGCAGCATGGTCGTCTGACCGTCTGGCACCGGATGCACCCGTCCCGCGAGGGCCGGCATCTCGGCCTTCACGTCGGCGAAGGTGGTGCGGCCATACGACATCAGCTCAGATCTCCCGCGAGGAAGTAGTCGACCGTCGCGCCGGTGCCCACGAGCTTTATGGCCGTGAGCTCGTCGCCGAGGGTCGGTAGGTGCAGCATCAGGATGCCGCCGGCGCTGAGAGGTACCGCCTGGTCGGTGCCGCGCGCGCTCGTGAGCACGAGCTTCAGGCTGTTGCCCGTGCACTTGATGATCAGCACCCGCACCTTGACGACGTTCTCGAGCGGGATCACCGCGGGTGCCATGTCGGTGGCGCCCACCACGTCGAGCTGGCTCTCCTTGTGCGCGGCGTAGGTCGCGGTGAAGCTGGTGTCGACGGGGCTCGAGCCAAAGCCATTCCACGTGCTGAGCGCGGTGGCGATGCCGGTGTGCCTCACGATGATGGGTGTCGACATCAGTGCCTCGCGATCATTCCGACCTGGGGGCCCGCCGCCAGGCTGCCGCGGCCCTGGAAGCGCGCGGAGAACTGGTACAACGGGACGTGCAGCGTGTCGGCCAGCCGGGTTGCCTGCCGGTAGTATTCGTTCTCAAGCGCGTCGGCTTCGTCGGAGCGGAGCTCGATGCCCTCGACCTTACTTGCCTGCATGCGGATGTGGCTCTGGAAGATCTCGTCGTCCGTCTGGTCGAGCCTGGCCAGCAGCATCCTGACCAGCTCCTCGCCGTCCGGCAGCACCAGAGTCATGCTTCTGTCGAGCAGGAACAGAAACTGCGTGTCGAACGGAATCCCGGCGGCCAGAGCGGTCCCACTCGATAGGTTGGGGTAGCCCAAGTGGTATCGAATCCGGACCTTCTCTCCGCCGGTCAGCGCCATCGTTACTCCGTGATGGGCTCCGTCTTCAGGGAGGCTACCAGCCGCTTGAAGTCGAGCTCGAGATAGCCGTTGCTGTCGATGACCGCGCCAGCTTTGAAGCTGTGCCGGCAGGCTCCGAGCATGACAGTGCCGGTCTCCAGCACGCGGACGCGCGGGGCCCGCTTCTGTGGCGCGGGCGGGGGTGGCTCGGGCGGCGGGGCAGCTTCCGGTTCGGGGGGCGGGGGCTCGAGGTCGGCGGCGGTCAAGGCAACCGCGGCGACGGGGTCGTCCAGCTCCTCGGCCGGCGGCGAAGGGGGCTCATCCGCTGGTGCCGTGGGCGCGGGAGCGGATGTGTCCCCGGCGCGCGGCGGTCTGTTCCGCTTGTCCTTGAATGGGTTCATGGCCTGCCTTTCGCAAAAGAGGTGGGACGACGAGCTCCGGCGCGGGCAGATAACGCCAGGTACCCCCCAGCGACGGGACTGCACTTGCGAGAGCTCGACATCATGGCCGAAGCCACAGACTGGTTTCTAGAACCAGGTCCACCAATGGGAAAGCGCAACTCCGAGGCCACAGGCCAGGACTTGCGATTCCCGAACGCCGCACAAAAACCCGAACGCGGCCGAAGCCTGTGCGGGTTTGCCATGATGGATGGGCGCGAATGACCACCGACCAAAGTGGACGAGCGCGTATCCGTCGCAATCAGGCAACCAGTGCGGACGATGACCGGCAAGTTCGTATGGGCAGACGCCGAAGCGCTACCACCCTGCCGGCGGGCCAGAGTACAGCGACACGACCGCGTGTACTTACGAGCCGAAGCTCCAGGCCCTTTAATTGCCCCGAAGGGCAAACCTTCTGCGCAGCTATCCCGCAGCGCCAGGGCGCTGTCCGTGTCGAGATAGCTGCGCGGGAAACACATTGCCTTCCAGTCGGGTCAGCGAACGATCACCGGTGCTCGCAAACGACTACCCGCTTGAAGCGAGCCGAGTCGCCGGTGAGCGCGTCGGTCCTGCAGGGCCAGTCCATGACCGACTTCCAGACCGACGTCACGATGTCGCCCATCACGTTGACCGGGGCGCGCAGGTAGACCTGCACGCGGTCCACGTTGACCTCGATGCCGTTGTTGCTCAGGTTGGTGAACTCGCCCACCTGGCCGTTGACGCCGGCTTCGGTCACGAGCCCGCCCAGGGGACGGAAATACTCGTACACCGCCTCGGCGCCGATGAAGATCGGGCGCTGGATCGCGTCGCTGGTGGCGTTATACATCTCGCCCGCGAACTCCTCGCCGGTGTCCGGGTCGCCGTCGTAGGTGTTCGTGGTGCCGCCCTGCACGTTGGACGCCTGCGGGGTCTCGGTGTCCTCGAACACGAGGCCGCCGAGCACCTCGCCGATCGTGAACTCCTTGTACCAGTAGTAGTCCGGCAAGCTGGTCAGCAGCTTCTGGGACTCGTCGCTCGAGAACAACTGCCCTTTCGAGTAGTTGTTGAAGTGCGTGTGGTAGTAGCCGTCGGGCATCTTCGGCACGTTGTTGTCGGACAGGTGCCCGACCGACGACCGATAGAGGTCGAAGGTGAAGACGGCGGTCGCGCCCGTCACGGAGTCGATGCTGAGACCGCCGAGAGCGCGGTTGATGAAGCTGGCGTCCGAGGTCCAGATCGGATCACGGTCCGCCACGGTGACGTTCACGTCGGACAGCAGCGTCCCGGGCCCGGTCTCGTCGAACGGATAGAGCGGGGTGAACCCGATCGCGTTGAACGTCTTCACGACGCCGCCGTTCTTGTAGTAGCACTTGAGCGGGTTGGCCGGCGAGATCGTGTCGAACTTCACGGGGGAGCCGCCGACGATGTCGGGACGGCGGGCGGTCGTGAAGCCACGCAAGCGCGTCAGCGGCACGGCCGCGAGGGCGGGGCCGTAGGCGCCGAGTGCCACGGTCTGCCCGCTCAGCCCGGCGTTGTAGAGTCGGTCGCGCACGAGGCGGTTGAGGCTCATGCCGGCGTCCAGGCCGAGGGCCTGGGTGTTGCTGACGAACAGACGCGCGATCGAAACGAGGTCGGTCACGGTCGAGATGTCGGGGGCGCGGCCCACCCACTGGTGGAGCTGGGCGTCCCACTGCTCGTACTCGACCGACTTCGCCTTGGGCTCATCGCCCGGGCGCAGCGGCTTCATCGAGGGCTTCATCAGCCCGCGGCCGGTGAACACCATGCTGTCGCCGACGTTGGCGGGCCATTCGACTGGCTCGGCCTCGCCGCGGAACAGGTTGCGGGGGTAGAGGGCATCTTTGAACTCACGTTGCAGCACGTTCTGCTGCACGAGCTCGCGGACCTGGGGGGACGCTGTGATGATACTGAAATCCATGGGATCTCCTCGTTTTCGTTGCTATGTGTTCACCGGCCCTCGGCCGTCGTTGAGTGCTAGGCCGCTCTGCCACCGTTGGCGATGGGCTTGCCCCACGACTGCGTGCGCTTGTAGTCCCGGTACTGCTCCTTCGACATCTTGCTGACGTCGACAGCACCGGCGGCTCCGGCGGCGGCCGCCGTCGCACTCGGGGCCGGTACGTGTGAGCCTGGCGGGGCCCCGGCCGTCCCGGTGGTCGCCGGCACGACTGTTTCGCCGAAGAGGTACGGGTCGGTGGCCCGCAACCCCTCGAAGAACTTGGCCTCGTCGATCTTGCCGAGCTCCTCCTCGGACTTGCCTCGGCAATGCTCCTCGTACAGCAGGATCGCCTGACTCAGTTTCTTGATGCCGACGCCGCCGGCAATGCGCTCCAGGTTGGACCTGGCTTCGATGGCGTCGCGTTCCCGCTCGGCTCTGCGCCGTGCCTTCGCTTCCTTGGCTAGCTTCTCGTCGGTTGCCCGCTTCTCGCGCTCGAGCTGCTGGACGCGCCGGTCGTCCGGTCCCGCGGCCCTGCGGCCTTGGTTCTGGGCGGGCGACTGCGGCGGATGGTGCTGGCCTTGGGGCTGTGCTGCCTGGCCGTTCGGCTTCGTCGGCTTGACGGGAGCGCGCGAGACGATGCTATCCACGTGCGCCATCAGCGCGTCGTGGTTCGCAAAGCCTTTCGCGACGGCCTGTCGGTCGAGCTCGGCCTTGTAGGCGGCCTGGCCGCTACGTTTCGCCTGCTGCTGTCGCTCGGCGAACGCACGGCTGGACATGACTACGTTCTTTCCTTGGACGATTGGGGGATCTCCGGCGGGCGGAGGTGTCCCGGCGGGTGGCGTTCCTGGCGGTGTTCCTTGGGCTGGTGGTGTGTTCGGATTCGGATCGTTCGGGTCTGGCATGACTCGCTCCTCGTGAGCTCTACTCGTCTTCGTCGCGGTCTACCGGCTGTTTCGTCGCCGTCGTCACGAGTGACGACTTCAACGGGTCGGAGTACGCGAGTTGCCGAGTCACGTTTCGCGGGACAGAGGCGCCCTCGGTGCATCCGAGGATGGCGTATGTCCCGCGACGGAAATTCATGGGTTTCTGCCGACTACTGGATCGGCGTGGCGTCGGCCATCAGTGCGCTGACCTTCTGGCTGCCGCTCGCGGTCGAGTACAGCAGGTCGCAGGCCGTCACGGCGTCGATCGCGGCGAACGTCAGCTTGTCGGTGCCGTTCCAGAACACCTCGCCAGTGACGAGCGTGTGGGTCGGGTCGCGCACCAGCTTCTTGACGCCGGTGGTGCCAGCGGCGGTCGCGCGCACCGAGATGATGGACGAGGCCGAGGCCGCCATGGTGGCGACGTTGGCGACCGGAACGACGCCGGTCTCGGTGGCGCCGCCGACGGTGCCGACGAGCGCGGCCGCGAGCTCGGCCCGCAGCGCCAGGATGTCGACGCGCGCCTGGTTGAGGCGGGTCGTCACGGCACCATCGTCGACGATCAGGGCGTTGACCTGGGTCGTCTGGGCGCCGTTGTCGGTGATCGCGGCATTGAGCTGCGCGATGGCGGCGGTGTCGTCCACGATCAGCGCGTTGACCTGAGTCGTGAGGGCGGTGATGTCCGCCACCACCAGGTTGAGCAACACCTCCAGCGCATTCGCCAGATCGGCGAGCGCCGTCTGGTCGACCTGCGTGTACGCCACGTTGGCCGGGGTCGTAGCGGCAGGCTGCGCCGTGGGCGCGGATGTCTGCACGACCGGGCCCGCGGCCGTCACGGCAACGGGGCCGACTGCGGTGTCGACGATCGGGCCCGCGGCCGTGTCGACGACGGCCGCGCCGACCGTGGTGGCTGCGACCACGACGGCTGGGTTGGCGACGTCCAGCAGGACGGCGAGCATGTCGCCAAGTGGGGCGCGCTGGCTGCCGTCGGACATCAACCCGAGGATGCCCGAGTTGAGCAGGTCGCGGACGGTGGTGGCTTTGGTGGTGGTGACGTTCAAGGTCATGGAATTTTCTCCTCGCTCCTGTTGAATTTCGCGAGCGCCGGGCTACTTCTCGGCGTTCGTGTTGCCCACCGTCGACTTGAACGGGAGCGGCTTGTCCTTCGCCGGCATGGCCGATGCGGCGGTGTTGACTTCCGTGCCGCTCGGCTTGTAGCTGCCGTGCTTCTGGTCGTACTCTTTGGTGGTGCTGCGATCTTCGGCCATGGGATCTCCTTCGCTACTTCCGCTTGAACGGAAGCGCCTTCTCGATGGCCGGCTTCACCGTCGCGCCGTCGAGTAGTGGTTTCTCGATCTTCGCCGCCGCGGCTGCGGAGGCTCCGGACCCGGCGGGCTTGCCGTCGGGCGCCGTGTATGACTTGTCCTCTCGGATCGTCCCGTGCTGGCGTCCCAGCTCGAGCGCGCGCCGGCGGCCTGGGGAAATTGCTTCGCTCATGTGCGGGTCCTCGGTGTGGCCTCGAACGGCATCTCGCCGCGAGGCGGTGGCAGATCCGGGAGCTTCTGGTGGGGCACGCCGATGCGTGTGTTCGCGCCCGCACCGGTGACGCCGAGGCGTGGGGTTGGCTCCTCGGCCGAGGTTTCCTCGCGCTGTGCCTGGAAGCGTGGGTCCGCCCAGGGGGTCGTGCGGGTCAGGTCGACGTTCGTCGTCCCGCCCGCGGGCTCGGCGCGCATGGCGTTTTTCTTATTCCCCGGCACCCTCGTCCTCCCCTTCGCCCTCGGGCTCTTCCTCGTCGGTCTCGTCGCCGGTGTCCGCCTTTCCCTCGCCATCCTCTTCGTCCCCACCCTCTTCCTCCATCTTGCGGACCGCGCGGCACCAGCCAACGAACCCATCCACGTCTTCGAGCTCTAATGCCGTGCCGAGCGCGCGGAAGTCTTTCTTCCCCGCTTCCTCGGTCCACTCGCAGAAGCCGTGCACCGTCTCGGCGCCGAGGTCTTCCATCTCCTCGAGCTGCTCGACGCCAGCTTTCGGCTGCGCGTCGCTGCCGGTGCGGAATTCGTCGACGATCTCGTTGATGGTTGCGACCGCGGGCTTGAGGGCCTTGGTCAGCGACTCGACCGTCTGCTCTTCGCCTTCCTCGTCGCCCTCTTCGTCTCCTTCGTCCTCTGACTCCTCTCCGTCCGCGCTCTCCCCCTCTTCTTCCTCGTCCGCCGGCTCCTCGTTGAGCTCGGTCTGGGACTGGTTGAGCATCGACTTGAGCTTCTTCGGGTCGACTTGGCTGGCCATGGTCGTGTGATCCAAAGGCATCACAACACGTGCGTGACCGCAACGAACTCTTGACAGCTCGGGCCACTTCGTTGCTACTATGGCGCATGGCTCAAACACCAAAGCTCACACGGGTGGACCGATGAAACTCCGAAACGTGGTCACCGTGGATGCTGGGAATGTGGCGCGGCTGCGCGCGCTGATCGACAAGCACGGCACATGCCAGGCGGCGAGCTTCTTGGGCATCAGTCGACACGCGCTCGAACGAGCGGCCGGCGGGCTCACCGTCCACAAGGGGACAGATGCCTACCTGGCGCAGAAGATCGCCGAGCGGAATGCGGCGGGGAAGGACCCCTGACGGCGGCCGCCCAGACTTCCGCCCAATTTTGCCCACCGGCTAGTGATAAATGCCCTGGCTCCGTCGGTGCGGCCACTTGGGACTTCTTCCCAATCCTGCCCACACTTCCTCTTTCCCGACCTAGATTAAGGTCGAAAAACAGGAAGTGTCCCGACGGTGGGTAGCAACTTGCGCATTTTGGCAAACTGACCGCGACGCCTGACCGCTCTTGCTCGGGATCGGTTTTTACCCCTTTACGGAAGATGGAAAAGGCGTTCCCAGTCCTCGGCCTTGGCCCGCTTCTGCTGGCCCCATCGCCAGAGCACGCTATCGACTGTGGTTGCCCGGTCTCCGACGAGCGATCCCAGCATCTCGCACAGTGATTTAGGATCCCGCCCCGCCGCCGCGGCCGCCCGGGTGAGATGCACGTCCGGCTTCACGACGTCGGCGCCGAGCAGCTTGGCCAGGTGGTAGCAGGTAACCTTGCCGATGAATGGCAGGCGCTGCAGCTTGGGCGGGTCGTCGGCGTCGGCGATGATGCCGGGGCAGTCGCAGCGTACTTCGGCCGCGATGTCCACGATCGCCTTGAGCTTGGGGAGGTGGTTCAAGTGATGGCTGGCCGCAGGAACACACGCCGCGGTCACCTGCTCGGGAATGAACTCGGCGAATGCGATCCGCAGCCCGGGCCAGATCTTCTTGACAACCTCGAACCGGAATCCCGAGTTGACCACGACCCACGCGGCCTCGGATAGCACAAGCTGGGGCGTGAGGTGCGCGCGCCGGAGACCGAGGTCCTCGGCCCAGTCGATGTCTGCGGCAAAGCCGGCGCCGATTACGAAGGTCTTGGCGTCGAGGTACCCGTGCAGCAGCTTGCGATCCTCGGCAGGCAGGCTATCTAGCGCGTCTGCCGGCATGGCTTCCCGCACCGCGGGCAGGGCAACCCACAGGGATGGCCGTCGCATCCATCGACATCGCGGCTTGGGCAGGCCCAGGGGAGCGCGTGACCGAACCATGCGCACCAGGCCTCTCGCATGTCTTGGCAGAACCGGCGGAGCAGCTCGCGCATCAGATCCCCCCTACCCCGGCGAACACCCCGCGTCCCGCACCTGGGCGATAGGGCCGGTGGCCGGGTACACCGAACGTCGCGAGGTCGGCCGCCTCTGGGTGTTTCCCGAGGTACTGCATGCAGACCGGGCAGGTGCGCAGCAGATAGGCCGGCTTCGGGCTCTCGCCACCGGCGTGCTGCGGGCAGGGCGCGATCTTGGTTCGGCGGCTCATGGCAGCATCAGCGCGTGGTCGTGGGCGAACGCCTCCCGCAGAACAAACCGCGACACCTCGTGGTGGTGGCCGGTGTCGTCGCGCTCCGTCTTCCCGTCCCCCATCCGGTTGACCTTTGCACGGTGGACGTGGGCCGGCTTCCCGCCCGTGGTCACCAGGAAGGTCACGGGCCCGGCCGGCGTCCCGTTTACCCGGCACTGGCGGACGGCGTACGCCCGCAGGTCCTCTATCTTGCTGCCCCGTGTTGTGGGTTGCCCGTCGGGTGGGGTTTGGGGTTCGGGCGGGGTGGCCGGTGGCACAGCTTGGGAAGCCCGTGGGGCCTCTTTCGGTTCGGGCGTGGGGGTTGATGTGGCCTGTCCGGATCGGCCCGTGGCGCCGCTGTTTGCTGGCGTTGCGTCCCGTGTTAATGCGGGAAGCCTGCCTTGCCGACGGAGCGAGGCCAGGTGCACGTAGACGGTCTGCTGGGAGACGTCGAGCTGCTCGGCGATGGCGTTCGCCTTCTTGCCCTGTTTGGTCAGCTCGAAGACTTGCTCCTCGCGCGGCCGCTCCGGCTGCCGGGCTGGCTTGCGTGGAGGAGGGCTCAGCTCAAGCCCAGGCGGGCTCTGCGGCAGCCGCCCCTTCCGCTTGAGCTCGAGCCCGGGCAAGTCCCGCGGCAACTTACCCTGATGCTTGAGGGCCCACACATGGGTGCGGGCGGAGCTGCGGGACACGCCCAGGGCGGACGCGATGATGTCGAGGCTCTTGCCCGCGCTGGCCAGCTTGCGGGCGAGCTCGCGCTTGTCGCCGCGTTGTGGCTGGTCTGCGGCCGGAAGGTGCGGCGCCGGTGGGGTGCCTTTGCCGGGGGACCGCGTGAGCCCCAGCTCCTGGCGAAGGATCGCGATTCGCCTGTCGACCGGGTCGAGGAACCTGGACCTCTCGGCCTCGAGCCGCTCGAGCTCGGCCCTCAGGCGGTTGTTGGACTCGGTCAAGATTTCTTTCATGCCGCCCTCCTCGATGCCATGCGGATCGCTCGTCGCATGTGACGCAGCTCTCGTCGCACGTCGTTCATTTCTCGATCATCGACCAGCATGAAACCCGGGATCTCCACGACAGCCAACCGCAGCGTGGCCAGCTTTCTTCCGTCGCCCGGGGCAGCCTGGCGAACCCGGTGAAGCTCGACGACCCGCAAGCCACTTGGGAATTTCACCAGGAAGTCCGGCGTGTACCGGCGACCGTTGGACATGCGATAGGTCTTCGGTTCGTAGTCCCATTGGATGGACTGCAGATCAAGCCATTCCGCGTACAGCGCCTCCCACTTGGATCGGAACTTGTGCCCATCGTACTCGATCCAGTGCTTTGGGGCTTGATGATCGAGATAGCAATCTCGACCGCAGTAGAAGCCTCTCTGTGTGCAGCTCTTCCACGTCTTGAAGGACTTTCCGCATCCTATGCAAGATCTGACTTCCCTCATCGCCTTGCCCCAGTTGCGCCAGTAGCATTCGCGAGAACAATACGCCGGGCTGCGGCGCTCTTTCGCCACTGCCCCACCGTAAGCAACTCCGCATCCTCTGCAGGTTCTCGTCTTGTCCAGCACGCGCGCAGCGTGAAAACATTCCTGCGAACAGAACTTGCTGACGGCGTATCTGCTCTTGAAACTCTTCCCACACCGTTGGCACACGGACGGCTTCTTGCCCCAGCGCACGAACTGTCTACATGAGCGCGAGCACGTTTTCGACGTCCCGTCACCTCGGTCTCGACATGAGAACTCCTTGTGGCAGAAGACGCAAACTCGCTTGACCATTCGGTAACTCACGCCGGGATCCTCCTCCCCGACTTGTACCTCCATCCGGGCTGCCCCCACGCTTTTTTCCACGGCATTATGGTCGCCCGGTCGTTGGGGCGATTGGGCGGGAACGGCCAGCTTTGCCCGACGAGGGACGGCGAGACCTTCGTTTCACCTCGGGCATCCGGGAACGGGGCCGTCGCGGGCATCGTGAACAATTCCCCGACCCTGGCCACCTGGCCAGCTAGGGCGATGCTGTCCACGCCGACTCGATCATCGAGTGGATGCCCGTCCGGACCGCAGAACTCGATCCACTGCTGCTCGAGGTCCGGGACTTCCTTCGCCAGCTCCTTGATGCCGTCGCTGTGGGCGACGTTCGCCCCATAGGCCGACTCGGTTCTGGCCACCATCTCGGCTCGCCAGAACTGGCCGCCGATGACTTCGTGCACGCGGCCGATCATGCCGTCGAGGGTTTCGCCCGAGGCCAGCGACAACGACATGCCCTCCTGGGCCTTCTCGATCACGGCCTCGCCGTACCGGTTAATGCTGGTCTTGTGCTGCTTCAGCAGGGAGCCGCGACTCTTGTCGATCACGCCGGCGAACCGGCTCGCTTCTTCGATCGGCAGCAGGGGCTCGTGCCCACTGAAGTGCTTCTCGAGCTTCTTGTAGTCGCGCACCAGGGTGTGGACCGACTCGACCTGTGCCTCCCTGGTCGCGGCGTTGAGCTCGCCCAGCATCTGGTCGCCGATGTAGATCTGCCCGGCCTTGAGTTGCGCCAGCGCCATCCGCAGGTGGTGGGCCGTGAAGCTGGTGGAGCCGCGGCCCAGGCGCTCGAGCTTGGCCAGCACCTCGGCCGAGGCCTTCTCGTACACGTTCTTCAGGCGTTCCACGCTGCCCCGCTCGATGAGGCGATCCAGCGTCTTGCGGTGGGCGGCGACTACTTGCTGGTAGAGGTCTGCCACGGCCTACACCTCTGGGCCGTAGCTGATCCGCGTTGGCGTGCGTACGGAAAAGCTCAGGCGCCGGCGGAGCCATCGGTCTCCGAAGATCGGAATGTACTCATACCACTTCCGGGGATGTCCGCGGTCCAATGCGATAGCCGACAAGGCCTTCCCGCGCGCAGATGGGCAGTAGGTGAGCCGCACGTCTCGAAATGTGAACAGGCTCATCCTCACTACCTCGGCAAACCCGCCCGCGCGCGGTCCAGTGCCTGGCTTTCACTGAGACCGGCGCGACGAGCGGAAAAGAAAATTCGGCGGCAGTGGCGATTCATGCGGGTCAACTGGTGAAGGGCGTCGTCCGACAACTCGATACTGTCCTTGGGCATCGTGGCGGTGTCGCCGACCGTCTCGGGCTCGCCCGACTCCTTGACCAACATACGCTCGATCTCGGCGCGGGCTTCTGGGGTCGATGCGTGGAAAGTGCCGGTGCTGTCCATTAGAGGCTCTCCAATTCCGATATGTTCAGAAGGGACGCCCCGCTCGTCATCCTGGTCCGCACGGACTTGTCGAACCAGTCTTTGTCGATCTCGTGTAGGAGATCGTCGATCACGACCAGGTCGAAGCGTTTGCCCATGGTCTCGGCCCCGAAGGCAATCACCAAAATTGCAGGATCCACGAGCTGTACTCGAGGCGTCGGCATCTGGGCCTTCACCACGTGTTCTCGAATTGCCTCGACCCGTTCGGGCCGCACGATCAGGACGATCCGAAGATCCGGCTGTTTGGACAAAGCGAGCTGGGCTAGCTTGACCATGCCTGCGCTGTCCATCACTTCCCTTTCGCCGCGGCCGCCTGCCGCGCCTTGATGGCCTTCTCTTGCGCCTGGCACTCGGCTTTCGTCTTGACCTTCGAGAGCGGACGCCTGCCGTCCTCGGTCCAGAGTTGGAACTTGCCGTGGCCGAGGTCTTTGATCATGGCTTCGCCTGCAGCGAGTCGGATGGGCGACCAACCGCCGCAATCAGGTCATCTACGGAACGCACCCGAATGACTGGTGTCTCTGGGCCAACGACGGCGACTGCGGGCGAGAACAACTCGGGCGGCCCCACTTGAATGAGCACGATCCTGGGACCGCCCCGCTTGGTCACTTCGATCTTCACGCGCGCCCCCGGTTGGTGTGGCCGGGCCTGATACCCATCTCGGTCATCGTAGCGGCCAGGGTTTCACCTGAGGCCTCGCCGAGCACGCGCGGCTCCCCTTCGGATCTCTGGAAGACTTCGTCCCTGCCCTCCTCGTAGCCGTCGAAGAAATCGCGCATCTCCCGCATGGCGGTCTCGCGGTCGTCGAGGGGTAGGAACTCGAAGCCGGCGATGAATTCGCAGACGCTGGGGAGGCGACTGGGCTTCATCGCGAGATCTCCCGCCTGATGCGAGCCGCGAAGTCGGCGTCGCTCTCCAGTATCTCGTTGCCGTTCTCGTCGAAACCGAGCAGCATTCGACAGGGAAGGCTCGGATCGCACAGCAGATCCCACATGGTCGTGGTCGCCGCCGTGCTGTTCGTGCTGCTGGTCAGGTCGAGCACTTCGATCGGCATCATTCGCCTTTCTCACCGGGCATGGGCTCCGGCTTCTTGCCTGAGTCGATCTCACGCTCGCGGTCGTGCACGGCGTCGTGGCAGACGGCGCAGATCGTGTGGATGGCGTCCAGCTTGCTGACGTGCCCGAGCTTGATCCCGCGCCGCAGGTCTTTCCGGCCTCGCGCCTCGGGGTCGGCGGCGATTTCCTTCGGGTGCCCGCTGATATGGTCGACCGTCAGGTTCTTCTTGGGATCGGGGCAGTGCTTGTTCTGGCAGCGGAACTTGTCCAGCCTCATCCTGCCGAGCACCAGGCTCGGTCGCAGCCCGCCCTCTCCGTTGCTCTCGAGCGTGGCCCCGGCTTTTTTGGCTTCACGCCGCAGCTTCACCAGCGCGCGTTGCTCCTGCGGCGGCAGCTTGGGCTTCTCCTGCTCCTGGTGCTCGGGCTGCTTGGACTTGGCGTAGTCGATGGAGGTCTTACCCATGGAGGGATTCTACTCCGGTTTGTCCCCGATGAGACGGGCCGTGACGAGCGGTTCGTCGTAGAGGCGAACTAGGACAGCCTTTCGCTCGGTTGGGTCGCGCCCATCATCAGCCATCGGGTCGTCGACAATGATGGCGTCGATGTGCTTCGCCCGCACCGTCTCGCCCAGCGTCGTGGTAACCGTGATGGCACCCTCGGCGGATTCGCACAGCATTTCCATGAACGCCGAGGAGCGATTGAGATTGGCAACGAAGCGTTCTTGTATAGCCTGGAGAATGGCGGGGCGCTGAAGGCACCAAACCAGCGTTCGTGGACGTCGCAGGCGCTCTTGCCGCCGCCTCCGCTCCTTCGTCGGATTGCAGCAGCCGGGCCGGCAGCGGGTGCGCTTGCTCACGGCTTCTCCAATCGGTCGATCAGCTCGTCGGCTTCGCTGGTGTCGCCGATGACTAGTGGAAGCATCTTTTTCAGCACGGCCAGTAGCTCGTCGCGTTCGCGCTTGGTCTTCGGCGCGGCGAGAAAGAGACCTTGCAGGTACAGACGGTCGGAATACTCGAGCCCTGCCCCGATCGCGCCCAACTGGTCGCACACGACTACGCCATCGGCATCGTATACCCAGCCGTCGATCTCCTCCCACGGGCCAGGGAATCTGTACCGACCAGCGCATCCCTCCGTGTGACAGACGCCTTCCACGTCCAGGGGAGCGTTGCAGTGTTGGCAGCTCATGGGTTCGCCACCAAGCAGAAGCACCTCCCGCCGGCCAGGATCTGATTTCGCATCCCGAGGCCACAGGCGATCTGAGTCATGCCGTCGTCTTGGTAGCAGCACGGCATGTTGAGGACACCGCAGGAGGGAGGCTCATCGAGCGCCGGCGTCGCGTCGATGACTGTCTCGGTGTCTCGTCCGGCGTCTGGTGCGGCGATGGTGTCGGGCGAGGACGCCGCGGGCAGAAAGTCGGGCGCGCCGGTGTCCGGCGGTGCGTCCGGCGCCGCCTGGGTGTCGGCCGCCGCATCCAGAAGGGCTGGGCCGCGGCGAGGGCCCGACGGCTCGAGGCCGCCGCCCTCGGTTGAGCACGCGACTGCCAACAGGGTTATCCACAGCCATCTCACGACGGCACCAAGCCTTTCCGAGCAAGGCCATCCAATAGACGTTCAAGGGCGGCGCTCTCAAGTGTCCAGCCGGGTGGCGCTTGTGTGCATTGGTACTCGTGCACCACCTCGTGGAATTCCTCCTCCGCCTTGGTCCTCACGTGCACCCACGCCTTTGCATTCCACTCTAGCGTCTGGAGGATCCTCGTGGCCCGCAGAGTAACACCGGCGCGCAATGCTCCTGAAATTCGCATCAGCTTCTCGATGAGTTGCTCCTTGAACAGGGGCGTCCCGGGTGGCGGGACGGGTAACTGGTCCAGTACGTTCGTCAATGACGGTACCACCGTTGGGCCGATGAGATTCCCGAGCATGCGCTGTTGCTCGAGCCACGACAGGAATAAACCATCTTCTGGTTTCCATGATCCAACGACCGTGCCGTACTTGAGGATGTCTGCTGATGATGCATCGCCGCAGGTCGTGGGATGCCACATTCGCAATTGCACACCGGGTGGAGTTGCGAACCCACATGCGGCCAGTTCTCCGGCGGTCATTGTGAGATGCTCCATCAGGAAGCCCTCCTTGGCACCGCCGACACGATCTTGTCCGGCCCCGGCCCGCGCCTGAACTCCACCACCACGTAGCTCGGCGCCCGCGCCAGCACGTGCTCGAGCTCGTGCGAGCAGTTGGCGCAGGCGTACAGCGTGGGCATGTGAACAAAGTTACGCTTGACCCCGCCGGCCGAGCGGAACGACACGAACGGGATCCCGCCGTGGTGCTGGGATGCGATCTGCACCGCAAGGGCTGGCTGGTCGCGTTCGAAGTCTTCGACCGGCCAGAAGAGGTGTCCCTCCATGACGGCGGGGGCCCGGCACTTGTTGCAGAGGCGCTTGCCGATGACGTGCTGGCGCCAGACCTCTTGCGCGGTCGTGCGGCCGCCGAAGAGCTTCTTCAGGTAGCCGGGGATGGACTTACTTCGGGATGCTTGGCCCATTTCGGATCTCCTCCATCGCCTTGTCGGTTGCGAACCACAGCGTGTGCCCGCAGCGTTTGCAGATGATTCTGCTGATGTTGACGCCGGGCTCGCACTTGTGAAAGTCCTCCCCGTCGCAGAGGGGACACCGCAGCCAGCAGCCACCGCTGCGCTCGTAGAACTCACGACTGATGTCGCTATAGGCAGGCGTCTTCTTCGGCGTGACCTGCTCTTGTAGCTTCGCGAGGTCGGCGAGTGGGGGAGGCGGCAGCGGCATCCTTCACCTCCCGAGCAATTCCATCATGCCCTGGGGCTTGACCTCGTCGGCGATCACGATGGCGGCCAGCAGGATGAGCGCTTGCACCATCGGGTCTTGCGAGTCGGGGTCCTCGTCGATGAGGCGCTTCGCCACTTGGGCGAGCTGGTACCGGCGGTTCAGCCGAAGCCAGTTGCGCAGCGCCATGTAGCGGATGCGCCAGGTGCGCAGCGCCGTCGCGTCCTTCGGGTCGGGCGCGGGTCCAGGGTCGGACGGGCGCGGGCCCGGACCTTTGACACCGTCGAACATGCCAACTCCCGGGGACGGTGGCACGGGCGGCGTGGGCACCGGGCGCAATTGGGGCGGCACGAAGTTGGTCACCAGCATGCGCACGAGGTGCGGGCGGATCTCCTTGCCGGCGCCGGGCCAGCGTTCTTCGACCGCGGAAGCAAAGGTCGCCTCCATCGGACCGACTTGGGGTTTCAGGTCTGCGGTCGGGTCGATGATGGCGGTTGCGAGCCGCTCGCCAGCATCGAGCAGCACGACGGTGACCTTGCCGTCACCACGTTCGAATGTGTCAAGGTGCAGGCGCTCGAGGATGACGTGCAGATCCTGGGTCTCGGGCAACCGCTCCCCGGGAACCGGCGGAGCCCCGACCGGCAACATGACAACGGACGACTCGCCGGTCGCGCCATCACGAACTTCTCGCTTTTCGCATATCTTCGGTGGTGCTGGGTCCATGGGGCCTCCTGCCCTATTGTTGTCCGGCTGCGGCCGCTTTCGTCTGGAAAATCGCCAAGGCTTCGCCGACCGTCTCGCCCGGGAACGCTGCGCGCCATTCCTTCGGCACCCCGAGTTCATGGTTGGTCGGCCAGCCGGTCAGCACGTCTCGGGCCATCAGGTGCGCGTACTCGAGCTTCCGCCGAGCCCCGGCCTTGTACCGCGCGCGCCAGTCGATCGCGGGGTCGAGCCAGGTGGCGAAGGTCTCGGCCCAGTCCTCGTCGGGGTGACGCTGCCCGTAGCCGGGCCCGCTGTCCAGCACGTACTCGACGAAGTCCGGGCTGCTGGCGACGAATGGCCAGGGCCGTTCCGGATACGGCGCCGTGAAGTCACCGAAGGTTTTGCGCCAGTCCTCCCGCTTCCATAGTTCGAAGGCGTAGTTGACGGCGTGTCCGAGCTCGTGCCGCACGCCGCGGGCCACGTCCTCCCAAGTGCTCGGGTAGCGGGCCTGCGCCGCTGCCGCCAGCTTCTCGGTCGCCAGGAACCACGGGATGTTGATCGTGACGGCGCGGTCGGCGCACCAGAAGCCGGAGTCTCCGAGCGCGAACGTCGGCTCGAAGTGCAGGATGCCGGCGGCGCGCAGCTCCGCCCGCACATAGTCGAGGATGGCCTTGAGCTTGCCGGTGGGGGTCAAATTCAAGCTGGCAACGGGGCGATCTAGGAGCGCGACCAGAGGCTCGTCGAAGAGGGGATCGGCTTCCCCATACACGCGTTCAATTCGGCTCCATGTCGCCGGGCCGCGAAAGGCCATGGCCTTGTCGTCAATGACAAGATCGAAGCTGAACTTTCCTGCCATGCCGTCGTCGACTGCAGTGAAGATTCCGGGCAACTCGCGCTCCACCGTTTCTAGCATCTGGCGGTATCTCGCCATGTGCAGATGCCGAGCGTCCAGCCATGCCTGTCGATTGACGGGCTTGGCACCAGCTCGCACAAGGGGGTCCAGCAACGGGTCTGCCAACAACGCACGGCTGGCTCGGCCGGACCAGAGAACCAACAAATGTCCAGCACGCTTGAGAGAAAGCAGGGCTTCCTTTGCGCCTGGAATGAATTCCGGAGGTGTCGTCACATCGTTGTAGGCACGGTCCTCGGAGACAATAGTTCCATCCCAGTCGATGGCAATGATCACTGGCTTTCCTCCAGTCGCACGTGCTTCCAAACCTCGCGGTCGAGAATGCGACCGATTTGGCTCCGGCTCACGCCAAATTCAGCCGCGAGCCTTGTCTTCGTCCAGCCTCGGGCGCGAAGCTGGAAGACGAATCTGACGTTGCCCTCGTTCAGCTTGGCGTTGCCGTGGGCCTCGCCGCGCGCTTGAGACTCGGGGTGAAGACGTGCCCCGTTTGCGTCGCCGCGGGCCGCCACTTCGCGCATTCGCGCGCCGTGCGCTTCGCCACGTGATAGGCGCTCGGGATGAAGGCGCGCACCGTGCGCGTCGCCGCTGGCCTGTCTGCCCTTCGCACAACAGTCGAGCCTGTTGTCCACCTGCGTGCCGAGGAACAAATGGTCGATGGCTACGCAGGGCGGGTTGTCGCAGCGATGAAGAACGCACATGCCAGCAGGAATACTTCCGTGCCCGAACTCCCATGCCAGCCGGTGGGCAAGCTCGCTTCGGCGGGAGCCGTCCGTACGGCTGCCGAGCCGGAGTTGTCCATATCCATCGCGTGTGCTCCCGCCTTTCCACTCCAGGCACGGAGTTGTCATTCCAGGCCGCGGCTGGTCGGCCAGCTTCGTCTTCGAGAGGAAGCGCTCGGCGATTGTAGGCATCAGCTTGCCTCGCTCGGTTTCCCGTCCGTCCCGCCGGCCGGACGTCCCCACCGCGCCACCGCTGCCGCCCGGGCTCTTTCCTTGCGTGCCTCCGGGGTGAGCAGAGCCGCCGCTGCTTTCCCGCCAGCGCTTGCGCCCAGCGCGGCCAACGTGCTCCCAGCCCTGCTAGCTTTGCTCTTCCGTGGCATTTGGTGTCATGCTAGCCCGTGCGCGCATGGAAGTCAAGCCGCCAACTTCACAGTTCGCTTCCGTCCTCATTGAGGTGCCGACCGCAATTCGCGCAGAAGAGAATGCCAGCCTCGTTTCGTGCCCGCTCTCGATCGTGTTGGCAATTGCGGATGGTCTCGCGGAGCCGAGCGGCGCGCTCCTGCCATCCGGGCGTGATCTCGGGTTCCATGCTCTACCGCCCCTGGTTCAACTCGTCGAGCGACTGCTCCGCCAGGTTGGCCGGCGCCGCCGGCGCGTCCTTCTTGGCTTGCTCGACCTCGGCGTCCACGTCCTCGATGTCGTAGTGTGGCGCCACCTTTCGCGTGGCCGTTCGCATCGAGATGATCTGCGCGTTTCGCAATGCGACCGTTGCGTTCGCCACCTGGACGGTCTCCTCGGGCGTCGGGAGCGAGAAGGGCGGCCACACGAGCTCGATCTGGGCGTTCTGGTCCTCGTCGAGCGCATAGGTACCCTTCTTCTCGCCCTCCATCTTCGGCGGTAGCAGGATGGCTTGGCGGACGATGCTAGGCTGCCCCGCCGCGTCCGTGCCGACTGTCGCTTGGCCGAGTTTCCGCGCCGCTTTGATGAGCTTCTCCATCAGGGGCACCAGGCCCTTGGCGCCGTACTGCTGGCGCATCCGCGAGGCCTTGGCGTGCATGGCGGACGTTCTCTTGTTGATTTCGGTGGCGGTCACGGGCCCCTTGTCCGTAGCGTCCTCTTCCGGCAGCACACACTCAGCCACGCGCAGCGCTTTCTTCTCGAGCCGCTCCGATTCCTTGGCCGCCGCCTCCACCGCGGTTCCCTGGCTTTCGGCGTAGTTGAGGCCGCCGCCCTTCTCGACCTTCACCGCGGTGTCACTGCCGAGTTGGATGCTGTTAAAGGCAAAATCGCTGGCGAGAACGGCCGTTGGGTCGGCGTTGCGGACGGCGCCCTTGTGCACCTGGGAGTCGAGCTCGCCGATTCGGTCAAAGTAGTCGTAGCAGCCGTGGCAGTCGGGATCGCCGTCGATGTCGTTCGTCACCTCGATGTTCGGGATCCATTCGATGGGGACGACGCCAAAGTTGTGGGTGACTACCTCCTCGACGGTTTCGGGATTCTTCCAGTCCGGTTCCTTCGAGCCATCGCCGACAAGCTGCGGTTTCCAGAGGCAGTCCACCTCCGTGTCGATGATCCGCCGGTACCAGAACTTCTCCTCGCGCCATGCACCCGTGTCCCGATCCATGATCTCCTGCGGGTACATGAACCGGACCTCCAGCATCTTGAGCTTGCCGGGGTTCCGCGGGTCGAACGTCGGGAAGCACCACCGTGGGTCGAACTCCTCGAAGATCACCCGCCCCTCGATCACTTTGAAGCCGACGAGCGTCGTCCCCATGGCTCCGCCAAGGTCGCGCACCAGGGTCATCTTGGCCCACAGGCCATAGGTTTTGCTGACTGCCTCGAGCCACGCTTCGGTCTGTGGGGATCCCGCCACCTTCCACTGCGGGTGTTGCTGCTCGCTGAAGAGCAAGCCGGTGAATCGCGCCGGGATGACCTTCCCGAGATGGCACGGCACCGAGGGCCTGCGGTAGCGCAGCGGGAGCGTTTGCAGGTTGCCGCCGGGGTCTTGGTAGCCCTGGGGCAATTGAGCCGTCGACGTGATGGCCTCGCGGTCGAGGGACGTCGCATGCTGGCTGCCGTCCCAGTCAAGCATACAGTTGTCGTGCTGCTGCGTTCGGGCGTAGGCGTACAGACGATTGAGCTCGAGCTGCCGCTGGGACAATCCTACCCTTCGCATCTGCTCGGCCACCAGGCTCTGCTGCCCCACCACGTTGGTGAGCCGTTCTCCCGCTTTGATGTCTCGATGGATTGCGCTCGACATGCTGTCTACCCTACACTTTCTCGAAGCACCTTACCACCTGCTCAGTTTCAACTTCACCGTACCGACCACCGGCGTGGTCACGATTCCGAGCCGCTCGCCTTCTTTGGCGAACCAACTCGACATCAGGCTGTCGCCGGTGTGGGCGTCCGGGTGATACGCCATCATCTCGTCGAGCCAGATCTGGACCTCGGGGTCGCACTGGCCGTTCTGGTTGGGGATGATCCACTTGCCCGTCGCGAACTCGATCCCCATCGCCTCGACGCCGAAAGATGGGTCCGCTTTGTTCTTGCCGGTCGTGAACGGAATGATGGGGATCGCGGTCCACTTCTGCAGGAGCTGCACGAGGTAGTCTTGGGCTTGGACGTTTTCCACAACGAAAATCCCGTGGAACCGTTGGTACAAGTCCACGACGTTGTCCATGATCTTGTCGGCCATGAACCGCCCGGCCTCGATCCAGAGCAGCTGCCGGTCGCCGTTCGGGTGAATCAGCAGCACGAAGTAGACCGTCCGGGCGTTCGACTTCTTGCGGCCGACCGCGAGGTCGACGCCGATGTAGACCTTGCAGCCGGCCGGGATCTCGCGGAGCGCATAGATGGTGGTCTTGCCCTCGCCGCGGAGCTTGCACTTGTCGATCCATTCGCGGCGGAACCGCGACAGCGCATCGGAGATCGCCTGGCACATGAGCTGGCTCTTCGACTCGATGGGCCCGAGCTCGGCCATGCGGGCCTGGATGCGCTCGGGCGGCCAGGCACGGGGCCAGAGGCTGGTGCCATCTTTCTTCAGGATCGGGAACTTGAAACCGCGGAAGCGGGGATTCTTCGCCAGCCTGTGGGCCAGGTCATCTGGGTGGAAGGCGTTGCAGATGAGTAGCACCTTTCCGCGCTTCGTGAGTCGGCCCGGGATGCTCTTCAGGTACCAGTCGAGGGTGCCGTCCCGCATGTATGCCGTGTGGCAGTTGTCCCGGGTCAGCACGTCGTCCAGGATTGCGCGGTCCACGCGCGCGCCCTGGATGTTGCCGCCGATGCCCAGCACTTGGATCGAGGGATCCTTCGAGAGCGTCGGCCGCTTGACCGTGAGCTGCTCGGTGTTCCACGGCATGCTGGCGTCAGGCAGCAGACCGGGGAAGACCTTGTGCAGCTCCTCGGAGCTTTCGATGTAGCGGGCGACGATGCTGGCGATCTTGATCGCCTGACCGGAGGTCGCGGACACGATCACGAAGCGGAGCGTGGGATCTCGGCCGAGCTCCCAGAGCGTCCGGGCCACGCTCAGCACGGAGGTCTTGCCGCTCTCCATGAAAGCCCAGAGCACGAGGCGGTCGTGCTTTCCGGCCAGGTCGTTCCACTCCTCCTGGAAGGGCTCGAGGTCGATAGGCTCTCCCGTCTCCTCGTCCCGCATCACGTAGCTGAAGAACGCGCGCATGTTGGTACGCGCCAGGCGGATGTGCTCCTGCTCGGCCAGCAGCCAGCCGTCCTCGAGCTGCTGGCGATGAATTGGTGTGATCGGTGCCAGACCAGGGGCAGCCATCACTTGCGTCCGATCATACCCACCTGGGGCAACTCCCGTTGTGCGCTCTGGGGATGCGCGAGGGGGCGAGCCCCGAGGGGTGCAATCCCGGGCGGGAGTGCGCTCGACTCGATCTCGATCGGCAGGACTGACACGGGCGCCGCTCCCTCCGACGTCGTGGCCGCCGTGATCTCGATCGCTTCGGATGGCGGCGGAGACTGCTCACGCTCGAGCACCGAGCGCGCGATCCGCGTGGCCCGAACCAAGCGCGCGGCCATTTCCTCGGCTGAGATGGCCTCAAGTCGACTGCTGGTCTCGATGGGCCCGCCGGCCGGTCCACTCAACTCCATCGCCTGCCGTGGCTTTCCGTACAGGGTGTGCAGGATGAACTCGCGTGCCCTCTCGTCGCCGTTCACGCATCTCAACAGCTCGTTTCTCACGATCGCATCCAGCGCGCTGCCCGGGAGCGGCTTGCCGCCCTTGTCGGTGACCGGCGTGCCGTCCAGGTTGAGCAGCGGCTGCGTCGCCATGGTGTGGATGAGCTGCCGCACCATGGGCCGGTGATAGAGGCTGGGGTCGTCGGCGATGATCTGGGCGATCACCTGGGCGGGGTCGAGCGGTGTCGCCCGATCCCCTTCCAGCTCGACGCCTTGGGCCCGCAGGTCGTCCTCCGCTTGAGCATCGGCGCGGGTGTTGCCGGCCGGTGGGATTGGGGATGCACGCCGCGGGCCTTGGGTTGGGTCGCCGCGGTGCCGTCTGCGCTTCTTGCTGCCGATGATGCCCACCGGCTAACCCCCGCTCGCGGATGAGGCCTCTTCGAGCTCGGGGCCGGGCGGCTGGCCAGACTTCGGATCCGGGACGTACTCGGACGGCAGACCGGCGAGGCGTTCCGCGATGGCCGCCTTCGTCTCGTCCATCACCCGCTTCTCGATGATGGCCACCAGGGCGTCGTCGATGCGCTTGCAGGTGGCGCGGGATGGGAAAGCCGTGCCGCTGTCGTAGGCGACCATTGAAACTCGGCTGACGCCGGCTGCCTTGCATAGTTCGTCCTGGGGAATCGCAAACGTGGCGCGCATTAGCCTGCAAATTCGCATGTCTGAACAAATGTAAACCTGGCGGCGGCACGTCGTCAAGGAGCCGACGATCTATGATTTCGCGGACTTGCGCTCGCGCGCCTTACTTTTGTTTACTTCCAGGTCTGTTCAGGTGCGGCGCCCCAGTTCTTCCACCTGTTTCCCCAACCGGATGGCGATCTCTCGCTCCCTGGCCATGCCGTCCGACTCGTCGGCCCCGTCCAGGTCCAGCAAGACCCCATGGCTGGCGGCGATTGCGGCCTCGATGACGGCCCACGCCTGATCTTCGGGTACGCCGGCCTCGGCCAGCTCGATCCAAGGTGCCCAGAGGCGTTCCCGCACGTGGGAGCGTTCGCTGTGAAGCTGGCGGAACCTGGTGGCCGCCCTGACCACGTTGGCCCATTGCTGCTCGGGGACCGGGCACCGAAAGCGGTGCGAGTAGTAGACCAGGCGTGGGTTCACGCCACTGCCTCCAGCCCGTAGGACTTCGGCCGCTCGAGCACCACCGCCTTGATGATCTCCTTGACCGTGTTCACCGGGCAGGCGTTGCCGATCATCTTCACGGCGTCGCGTTTGCTCAGCGGGGAGCCGTCGGCACGCTCCCATCGGTACCAGGCGGGAAAGCCCATCGCCAAGGCGAGCTCGCGCGGCTCGAGCATGCGGAGCCCGATGTCGGTGACCACGTAGTTGGCGCCCTCGATCTCCACCGTCACCAGGCCGAGCCGGGCGATCGTGGTGATGGTGTGCATGGGGTCGGCGGGCGTCTGCGAGCCGCCGTGCCCGTAGTATTTCAGGATGAAAGCCGCGACCAGCTTCGCCCGCTCTGTGGTCGCTGGCCCGAGCTCAGCCGTCACCAGGCTGTGCTTGTCCTGCGCGGTCACCGTCCCCATGGGTGAGCGGGGGTCGAGCCCAGGCGGCTGCTTCTCGAGCGCGCCGGGCCCGCCGTAGTGCTTCGACACGAACGCCGCCACCAACCCGTGCTTCTGTCCGCCCGCGACCACTGTGCCCAGGGGCTGCTCGAGGTCGAGGACGCGCGGGGCCTGGCCGCGGCGCTCGCCGTAGCTGGTCTGGATGAGGGTGGGGGCGATGATGGCGGCGTCCGCCTTGGTGGTGAGGGTTGGCATGGGCCCCTCGGCCGACCTGGTGGACGTGTGGCCCTGGCCCATGCGGCCGCCCACGCCCGCCAGGAAGGGCGTCACGAGAGCGTGATTCCCACCGCCGGCGTGAATCGTGGTCAGCGGCTCTTCTATGTGCCGGCACCGGTCACTCTCGCGCTCGCCGTTTTTGTGCGCCCCGTGGGCGAGCCCGGCAATGAACGGCGTCACCAGGGCGTGGTGAGTGCCGCTCGCCGAGACAGTGCGCATCGGCTCGCCGACCGGGCGCGCCGAGCTCTTGATGTGGCTGGGATCGGTCCCGCGCATGGTGGCCAGGAAGGGTTGCACTACCGCGTGGCCGTTGTGGTTTCCGGTGATCGTGCGAAGTGGATCGCGCGGGTCGTAGACGTAGCTCGCCCGGCCGGTGGTCCCGGTGTGGCTGGTGTTGGCGACGAAGGGCGCGGCCATCGGCACAACCACACCGCGGGCGTCGTGCGACGCCGTGATGGTGCCGAATGGCTGGTCTACTCCCTGGCCTCGGAAGGATGGATCGCTGTGGTTGCAGGTCACCAGGAACGGCTTGCCATTCAGCACGAACCTAACGATTCCGGTGGCGATCCTGCGCAGCGTGGCCTCGGCCAGGGGACGCTTCCGGTCGAAGATGCTCGGGCAGGGGAGCGACCAGTCGATGCACTCGGCGGCCGCGCGCCAGGGCGGGAGGCCCTCCTCGCCCGGCTTGGCCGGCTTGCGCGGGTCGCGATGGGTGGGCTCGGGCCACACGATCGGGCGGCCGTCGCACACCGCCTGCAGGAAGAAACGCCGGCGAGTCGTCGGGTCGCCGTAGTCGGCCGCGCACAGGATGCGCCAGTCGACCGTGTAGCCGAGCGCCACTAGGCGGCGCATGAACGCGCGGAAGTATTCTCCCTTGCGGACCTTGATCGGCTGGTGGTCAGGGTCGAGTGGTCCCCAGTCGCGCCACTCTGGTACGTTCTCCATCAGGAACACCTTGACCCGGGCCTTCTCGATCCATCGCTCGAGCACCTCCCAGGCGTGGGACCGCTGCTGGTTGCTGCGCGGCTTGCCGCCTCGAGCTCGGCTGTGGTGGACGCAGGAGGGCGCTGCGAACAGCAGATCGATGTCCCGTAGGTGGTAGGTCTTCGCGGACACGCGCGTGATGTCCTGCTGGTGCACGGAGATCCACGGCATGTTGAGCCCGTGGACCGCTATGGCCAGGTCCCAGTGGTTGATCGCGTGGGCCCGCACGTCATCTTCCGAGATGCCGAGCTGCTCGAGCGCGAGGTGGGTTCCGATATTGGCGCCGCCGGCGCCGCAGAAGAGGTCGACCATGGTGGTGGGCTTCATGTGATCCACCCATCCCACCGCCCGCGCCGCTTCCGCATCTGTTGAAGCATCTCGCCGGCCAGGGCCTCGTCGTCGTCCCCGTGGGGGTTGTGGGCGGACTGCTTGAGCGCCTCCAGGGTATGGTCCAGCAGGGCCTGGGCTCGGCGAATGGCGCCCACGGTGCCGCCAGCCGCGATGAAGGCCTGGCCACCCGTCCTGGGATCCGGCTGGGGTGGGGAGCGGAACCGCGCGAGCTCGGCGACCAGGAACTCGTTCTTCAACTCTTGGACGATCGGGCCGGGGGTTTTGGGGTTGGTGGGCATGATCAATCGTCCTCCGGTTCGTATCGGTCTCCGCTCCAGCCGAGAGCGCGAAGCTCGTCTTCGGTCCATGTCGGGACCGCTAGCCTGGGTGTCTCTTCGCGATCCCAGCATCCGCCCGTAGCTGCCCTCGCTGGCTTGACATCGTGGATCTCACAAACGGTGCGCGGCTTGGAGTCCTCTCCGTTCTCATGGATGAATATGCACGGGTCGGTCTCGAAACTCTGATCAGCGGTTAGCCACCGCCCTCCCTCCTGGGATGTCCTGCGCGGTCGGAGAACAAGGCCGCCCTGGTATTCGTCGACAACGAGGTACTCGCGGAATAGCTCGGGTGGCGTGATCCCAAGATGCGACGCCAACCTTGGCACGTCCTGCCGGGATAGCTCGCACATGGCTTGCCAGCAGCAAAAGCCGCACTGGTTGCAGGACTTTTCTCCCGTTGCCTCGGACGGTTGGCGGCGGGCATGTTCCGCCGTGGCCCTGTCTCGTTCGCTGAATCGACGGAGGAATCCGTACATGGCTACTTGATCTCCCGTGCGGTGATGGTGATGGCGAAGATGCGGCCGCCCTTGTGCCAGTCGCGGGCGGCATCTGGGGTTTCGTGGCCGCAACCATCACGAACGTGCTTTATGGCATTGCTCGCGTAGTCCGCACCCTCAAAGCACTGCGCGCTCGCTATGCTACCAGACGCCATGGATGCGGGCGGATCATCCTGGTTCTCGTAGGTAATGAGCCAGCATTTGGGGCATCGGTATTCCTGGGGGGATACCTGATCGAACTCGGCGCCGCAGATGTCGCAGTTCGCCTTGCCAACAAATCTCTCGCAGCGTTGATCGGTGGTGGACATGGTTACCTGTCTCCTCGCTCTCTATTGTTGCGCGGGCGGTTGGGTTTTCGGCGGGAAATCGGCGCGCTCGAGTTCGGACTCGATCCAGTACCGCCACCCTCTCCCCTCGGCGTCAACCCGCATCGATACCGATAGCCCGAGGAGCCGCTGGCCCTCTGGGGTGATGGGAGACCACGGTCCCACGATCGTCAGCGGCGGAAGGCCTCGACCTGCGGCGGTAGCAAAGCAGGTAGCCTTGCCTACGCAGATGGCGCGGGCTCGGCCCGTGATGGCGGCGATTCGGGCGGCCGTCATGGTGTCACCTCGAATGGATCGAACGCGTCATCGGTTGCAAACGGGTTCGCACGGCGGCCGAGGGCGAAGTCGAGCGCCATTTCCACCTGCTCGAAGAATGCTCCGGTGCCCGTGCTCGAGGACCACCGTAGCCACGGCATCGGGTAGAAGGCCCATTCTGGCCGAGCGATACGCATGGGCGCCTCGATCACGCGGCACCGCGGATCGTTGGGCTCGTCCCGGCAGGCAGCGAGGCGCAGCACCGCCTCGGCATGGGCTTGTAGCTCGTCCATCTGCTCGGCTGTCAGCGTGTCGGCGGGCTGGCACTCCATGTCCTCGCTAGCCCACAGGCACGGCCAGTTGTCTTCGGCTCGGCACGTTGCCGGGAAGAGCAGGTAGGCGCTGACAGCAACAGCGATGAGAAGCGTTTGTGTTTTTGACATGATGCGATCCTCCGTGGTGAGCAGGGCGCGCACGAGGCACGTGGTGCTACAGCCTCACCGCATCAGCCATCCGCACGCCAGCCGTGTTCTCGGGCCACGCGCAAGGCTTGCCGTTGTCGTCGAGAGAAATTTCGATCCGCGCGCCGTCGCTCGACACGATCTGGCGGTCTGAGTAGCCGCCCTGGCGGTGGCAACCATCCTGGTCAGCGACGAGGCAGCGAAGCGCCCCGCGCAACGTGCGGTGTGTGTGGCGGCAGGTGCCGCGGACTGGTCCGGTCGTTGTGTAGGTGGTCATGGTCTCCTCCGTGGTCTAGTTGGTTACTACTTGGTCCCGATGGCCGCGAGCTCGGGCACGCCGTTCTTGCCGTGGGTGGTGCGCAGGTCGTCCGCCTTCTCGAAGATTGCCCTGGTTCCCGAATGCCAGGGCTCCGGCGGCCAGATGCGCCCGTTGTAGCTCACGCGAGCGAAGGCGACCCATTTCTCGCCGTCCTGGCGCTCGATGGTGGGCTCGCCCCAGTTGCCACCGCCGAGGCCCGTGCGGTAGGCGTGCGCCGCATTGATGACCTCGAGCAGGCTGCCCTGGGCGTTGGTGGGTGGCTTGCGCGGGCGAATCTCGCGGAAGTCTGGGTTGGGGTACGACCGCAGGGCGATTCGGAAAACGCCCGGCGTGGCGGTGATGGCGGGCCAGTCGATGGTGATGGTGGTGGTCATGGTGTCCATTAGGCTTCTCCGGGTTGGAATGGGGGCTAGGGTTGGACGAACAGCACGACAAGACCCGTCGCGCCCTTCGCCTTGATCTGAGACTGCGCCCAGCGCTTGGCCTCGCCGAATGTCAGGGAGGGGCTCCACAGCATGTCGGGGCTGCTCGCGTCGGGGTTGCGCTTCGTGCTGAACGCCCAGGTACCGAACCCCCTCGGCTTCGCGCCATGGTTAACGACGTACTCGCGATCCTCGAACACGAACCAGGCTGGTGTCGGCTTCGGCCTGCGTAGGTCCACGCCGTTCCCGGTGGGGTCAAGGGAGAGGTTTGTCAGGGTGGCGATTTGGCTGGTATTCATGACTGGGGTCCTCCGTGAACGAGGGTCAGCATCGGCACGGCGGGGATCTCGACGGTCTGGCGATTCTCCTCCCAGTCCGGGCGGAGCACCTTGGTATCGTTGGCGCCGACGATCTGGGCCATCGAGTAGTGGCCATTCGGGAAGACTTGCTCCTCGCCGTCGTACTCGGTGACGAAGAGCCGCTTCCCGGCCGTGGTCGTGATGGTCTTCGCGGTGCGCTTGGCTACCGTCAGCGTCGTGATGCAGTTGTGATCCCCGATGCTGCGCGCGTAGTAGGTGGTGCCGATGGTGAAGATTGACATTGTGGCTCCTAGAGTGAGAGGTAAAGGCCCGTGCCCGACTCGATGATGCGGTGGAGGTCCTCGGCGTAGACCATGGGCTCAGACGAGACGATGGTGCGCGTGGTCTGGTAGGTCTTGTGGCTGGTACGCACGCGGAGAAACTCGACGGTGTAGGTGTCGTCGCAGTCCAGTGTGATCTTGATGTGCGAGACGCTGCGAGAGTTGCGGCCGATCCTGAAAGTCAGGCTGGTCTCGTCGCCCATCAGGTCCTTGGCACCCATCATGAAAAACGCGCGGTTGCCAATCTGCTCGGCGATGGTCCGGGAGACGGTGAGGTCGGAGGCGGTGTTTGTGTTGTTTGTCATGATTAGAAGGTAGCACGGTGGTATTACGGGCGCAAGGAAGAATCGACCACGGCTTGCGCTTTCCGAGAGGCGCGTCAAACGCGATGCGTTTACGGGGTCCCGGGGGTGTTTGGGGTGGTGCCTGGGTAGCACCGTGAGGGCAGCGGGGAAGCTCTAGGACGGGCCTTCCCCCAAGGGCTAAGGGGTTGGGGTGGAGGTGGTGGGCTCGGCCGTAGGGGATGGGATGGGGAAAGGTGCCTGGCCTTCCGATAGGCCGAGCTGACGCCGGATATATCCGCTCCGGTCTATGCCGGCGGCTCGAGCCATGGCGCCCAGCCTCCGGCGTTGGCCGCGCGTGACTTTGAAACTCACCATGACCGCGCCGTCGTCGCCGAGACCGAGATTGTTCCGAGTGTTCTGGTTTCCCATGATTAGCCGATGCCTCCTAGTGCGAGTTGCTCCGTTTGCTGGGTCTGATAGTGCGTGCCGGGGATCGTCGGGTATTGCTCCCACCGCTTGCCGTCTAGGTCGTGACCTGCGGACGTTGGGCGAATGCCTCCCCACTGCTTGAAGAAAAACGGGACACCGTTCGCCACGCAGGCGTCGCGGAGCGCCCGCGGCCACGCTGCCTTGTCGGGGTTCGAGGCCCAGCCATTCTCGTCGCGGATGGCGCATGAGCGGAGCAGGCGGGTCTTCGGGTCGGTCAGATGCAGACCGGACTCGCCGCCCCAGATCGCCCACTGGATCCCATTGCCTCCGAAGGTGTTGTCCTTGCCCTCGACCCACCGGCGGATGTCCACCAGGCTTAGGGCTGGCTCGACCGACAGGAAACGGATCGGGACGTCGACCTGGGAGAGAGTCTCGATGCGGGCGTCGGCGCGCTTCTGGTCCTCGACCGTGACGCCAGCCCAGAAGTTGGGCGGCAGCTTCCGCCGGCGCGAGTAGCGCAGCAGATTCTCGTGCCGCTTGGTCAGCACCTGGTAGAGGTGCTGCGGCGTCTGCTCGATGACGTCCACGATCTTGTCGCGGTAGACGTCGTCCACCTGGTCCCAGAAGAGATCGCTCATGGAGTTGACGAAGATCAGAGATGGCGTCTTGAGGCGCAGCGGCTCGCGCAGCTTGTGCGGGCGGAGCGTGAGGTCGAAGCCATTGGGGAATGCGGGCGTGCCGCGCTTCTTCTCGGCCAGAGCTCGAGCGTAGCAGTGCGCGCACCCTGGGCTGACGGCCTCGCAGCCGCTCACGGGATTCCAGCTCTGAGTCGTCCATCTGATGGATGTTTCTTGCATTGGCGTGTCCTTCTTTGTTGAGTTGATAGTAGCACGCTGGTACTACGAGCGAAAGAGAAATCAGCAGGCTTTCTTCCAGTAGGTGACTTCGAAGTGTCGGCCCCGATGGGTGATGACCTTCTTGACCGGCACCCGGTTGGCAGGATGGGCTGCTGGCTTGACGTCCGGCCGGATCCAATAGGTCACGGCGAAGCGGTGGTCGT